AACACAATCACCTTCAACCAGTTTATCCTTTATCCAATAAGCACATCCGTTTGTATTTGGACTCGTAGCAACAACTCCCACATTATGTTGTTTGCATAACTTTAGGTTGACCGAATCAACTCCGTGGCCTCTGTGTACAACCCACTCAAGGTTCGGATACTTGTCAAGTGTGGTCTTACCCACTTTACTAAACTTGGTTGATATTACCTTAATGTCTTGAGTTGGGATACCGTCTGCTTTCTGCATTGCTCCGAGGATGTGAGCATTTGGAATAAACTTCTCTATGTCAAGCAGATCAGATTTATCTTTTATTAAGGTATTCATATATAAACTATTATACTAACTGAATCCTAACTAAATATCAAGACTATAATATAATTTAAGCAAGTTGGATAACTTTTATTCTCTCAGATACATGACCGAGACTTCGTTGAAGATATTCGGGTGGTACTTTGTTTTCGACAAACAACTCGTTGAAGTATTTGTCTAGGGTATCTTGTTCATTCTTTAAATAGTCTGTGTGGCAACCCTGTTGAAAAGTCTTTTTGGGTCGCCACAGAAGTTCATCTGAAATCTCTCCTTCAAATGCCTTACGCAAAACATACTTCATTATGTTTCCCTTGCCGTCTGCTTCATCTCTGTATCTGGTTGGAATCCTCAAACCGAAATCAATAACTTCCTTGTTTAGAAACGGAGTTCTTAACTCAACCTTGCCACCATACATCATTGCCTTGTTGGTTCTGATAAGATTATTCTTATGAAGGTTGTTGATGAGGTTGACTCGTTTTTGATGCCACGCAAGTGGGTCAGGCCAACAGAATCGTTTGACGTCTCCATAACTTGCAAAGATTTCATCTGCTCCTTCTCCACCGAATACTACTTTGTATCCTTTGTCTCGGATTTCCCATGCTAAAAATAACTGAGCAACGGCAGGAGATACTTGCGTCCACTTATGAGTTTCCGAGGCCCAAATGCTTTCTTTTAGCTTATTTTGAATATCCTCTTTGCTTACATTTATTTCGTGTAGTTTAACACCAAGTTCTTTGGCTGCTATTTTAGCATAATACAAATCATCTTTTAATGTCTGCTTTCGTTCCGAAGTTACGTTTACTACAAATGCTTCAATGTTGGGGTTCTTCTTTTTTAAAAGATACGTAATAATGGTGCTATCGATTCCACCACTTAAAATTGTACATATCGGTGTATCACTTATGAGTTCGTCATCAACTGCCTTTTCCAAACGTTTTCTGAACTCAGTTGCATAATAGTCGATTCCTTTGTCCTCACCTTCAAATAATTTTAAATCTGTTTCCGAACGAGTATATAGTGTTGGGTTCTCCGGATTGAAGTCTGGTTTGAAATCGTTCCACCTTTTAATTTCGCAATTAACTGCACCAATTAAGTTTTCGGAAACCGTTACAATTGTTCCTGGTTCTACAACCTTTATTTTCTCTTCCTTACCTTTGGGTGGTTTGCGACTTCTATCTACATTGTAAAATTTATATTTATTGTTGGTTGTCTGAATTCCCTTTACTTCACTTGAGAATAATATTTTATCATTCTCAAACGTATAATACAGAGGTAATCTTCCGATGAAATCTCTACCAAGTGTCACTTCATTTCTTTCCACATCATAAAACGCAAAGCAAAACATCCCATCCAGGTTCGGCATTGCGGCCTCAATGTTATCACGATTATCTATTAAATAGTATAACAACAACTCCGAATCACTTCGTTCAGTCTTGAAGTTGTATTTCTTTCTTAATTTTGTATTAAACTTTCTAAAGAATGGTTTCCACATTTCTCCATTGAATGCTAATACAAACTTTTCATCGTCTGAAATCAATGGTTGATTTGCTGACTCACCTAAGTCTTGTATTGATAGACGATTGTGACTCATATAAAAATCATTTTTCTCAAAATGAAATATAATGTTTCCATCCGTTCCTCTATGCATAATAGATACAAGCCCCTGCTTTACATCTTGTATGTCTTTGATATTGTTTCCTCCTAGTATTCCGCACATAATATAACCTCGATTGTTAGGCTAAAGTATAGCAGAATTAGGCTATAAGTCAACGGTTCAACCGTTTATTTCTTGATAAGATTAACAATATAATCTTCCAACTTGATGTTTGCTTCCCATCCGAGGTGCTGATAGGTAAGTGAGGGTATTGCTTTTCCGTAAAATCGTTCTCCTCGTCTTTCGGGAATCATCACGTGCGTATGGTTGAACATCTTTGCTACATCGATAATCTTATGTGATATTCCTGTGCCGAGTGGGTATTCATCCTGCCTTCCTTTCTCTGCCGCCAGCACCACACCACTTACAATGTCATTGATATGAGTAAAGTCTCTTGATTGTTCTCCCGATTCTACAACCGTAAGTGGTTCACCATTAGAGTATTGTTCTTCAAAGATTCCAATGACGGTTGCATAATCCCCAGTTCTAACTTGACCAGGACCATAAGCATTGTAGAAATAGGTTATCTCGTATTTCAAATCAAACCAAGTTGAATAGTTCTTTATCAACTCAACCATCTTTGATTTCATCCAAGCATAGGGTGAAAGGTTCTCGTCCTTTCCGTCATTGCCGAACTTGCTTGAACTTGCACTATAAATTAACTTTGCCTTTTTTGCTATACAATAATCAAGAACCACCTTTGTTCCTTGCATATTGTAGTCCCAGCATTTATCGAAACAACCAAAACTCGTTACGATTCGCGAGAACTCACCAAAATGAAAAACAACATCTGGTTCATATGCATCTGCTATATCCACCTTGGTGTTGTTAATGTCAAGTTTTTTTGCGACAAGATTACGAGTATCCTTGTCAATATAGGTAACCCGATTGGATTTGACATGGTTGCTCTTAAGACCACTACTGTAATTGTCAATGGAAACGATTTCTACACCCTTGTATTTTCTAAGGAGTTTTCTTATGAGTGCAGTTCCTACGAATCCTGCGCCCCCTGTTATTAAAACTTTTTCCACTTCACTTCCTTTAATCCTGTTAAGTCGGATGAACTTCTTATCTTGTCGCCGAGACCATCAACCATTTCTATTCCATGTTTCTTACACACAACACTTTCGGGAACTTCACCCGTGCTTCTGTCTCCACCATTTGCGAAGATGTCGGGTTTAATTGCATCAAGAGAAGCACACACACTTTTGTCTTGGTCAATGCTGAGAAATCCTTCATCAACGATACCAAGTGCTTCTACAATTTTGACTCTATCTGCTTCATCCATAAATGGTTTGCCTTTTTTAAGAACGCATTGATTATTGTTGTTTACAATAACAACAAGACGGTCACCAAGTTTCTTTGCCATTTCTAAATACTCTAAATGTCCTACATGAATTGGGTCAAAGTATCCACTAACTGCTACAACTTTATCTGCCATATTATTTATTTTCTTTCGTAATCGTCTTGTACTCTGACGATATCATCTTCACCAAAATAAGTTCCTGTTTGAACTTCCACTAAAATCATATCTTCTGTATCACCTGGGTTTGCCATGCGGTGCTTTGCTCCAAGTGGAATCAAAACAGTTTCACCTGGTTTGTAATCTTTAGTCACATCATCCAAAGTTATTCTTGCAACACCACTAACAACCGTCCAGGCTTCTTGTCGTTTGTGATGATACTGATAACTAAGTCGTTGTCCTGGTTTCACATAGATACGTTTAACTTTGCAGTAATCTGCATCCAATAGGATTTCGTAATTTCCCCAAGGTCTAATGCTTTCGTCTGTTTCACTCATAATTTTTATCCCCATCTGTCAGACAAATCTTGAGAAGAAATGTCAGACTTATTATCTACTTTTTTAATCTCCAAGTCAAGTTCCAATGTATCAATGATACCATTTGCGGTGTTTACCAAATCTTCACATACTTGTTTTGGGTTTGACCACAATTTCAAATCATGCATCATGGTAATGTCATCTCCAATTCCGTATGTACGGAAATCAAATTTCAGAACTATCTGATCGTTTTCTATTTTAACATCTGATAACTTCATATAATTAAATATAGTAAATGATTACATTCCGTGTTTAACTTCCATATACTTCTTCAAATTTTTCAATGAAGTTATTTAACTCCGACTTGGGGAGTTCGTTTACTCCAGCTGCTTTCTCCCGACCACCACCAGTTGGGAACTGCAATGCAAGTTTACTTGCTCCGTATGGATTTGTTTTTGGTGAACGAATGCTTATGCGGTAGTTTCCACCACCCACCGATGTTAGTATGGCAAATGCCTCATCGGGACTATCGGTTGTTTGTTGGTTGCTATAAATACCCGAGTAACGAATGGATGCTCTTGTGTTTGGTAACAAGATAACTTTACCGGTTTCAGATTCATGTAAAATTTCGGAAGAACTTAATTCTGCTTCGTCTGATTTCATGTGTGTATGAATCTTGTTGTATGTTTCTGATTTGATTCTGTACTCAAACGGAGACTCATACTCTTTTAAATCAATATATACGTCCTTCGGGTGGGCAGTTAAATCCAATTCCTCGTTACCATATCCGTTATAGTTTAGTGTTTCACCAACTTCCTTTAATTTGCTCATGGTGATTTCATCAAAACACGGATTGAATTTATCTGCTTGTTCGTGGAGGTTGTCGCCGTACATTCCGCATATTGTCCACGGACGATACAGACCATTCAAATACTCATCAACCAAGGTGTTTGTGCAACAATTTGGGTCAGTGTCTACCTTGATACTAAAGTTATCTCCTAGTTCCGTTTCTCCCGGTTCGTGGTGGTCAAACCACTTAACATAATTTCCGTTATCCAAGGTTGGTTTTATATAGTCTTCGTTGGAGAGCAGAGATATGTCAAACACAGTAAACACCGAATCTTTGACATCTATGCAATGACGCAATAATTTTACGTCACGTTTCACTCCAGTAAACAACTTGGTGTCTCTGGGGTAATGCATTCTATACTGATGTAAACTTATGATCCCATCCGCATCACCATTAAAGAAGTCGTAGTAATCCATGAGTTACTTGGTTTTCTTTTTAGTTTTTGTTTTTTTGGTTTCCGCGGAAACTGCACGACCTTTGTCGGCTGTCCAATCCTTCTCTGGCCGGTCGATTTCCTCGTTTCTTTTGATTACCGCATCGAGTATCGGGGTTTCTATTCCACACCCCGAGGCCACGACTGCGAGTGCGTTGGTGTCTTTTGGAAAACAAGTTCCACCGAAACCCCGCTTTCCGTCATGTCCTGGTACTTTAGTGTGTCCTGTTCCTATTCGTTTGTCCTGTGTTGCTATACACCGAACGTTCTCGTAATCAATATCTAGTTCTGAGCATATAGATTCAAGTTCATTGAAGAACCCAACCTTAACACTAAGAAATACGTTTTTCAAATACTTTATCATCTCTGCCTCGGTAGGTTTGCACTGAATGATGTTCTTGTTCACCACAGACCCACCACCTTCGTTATATGCAAGTTCAAACATACGTTTCATTTTCTCATACAGAAAAGGATCAGTTGAACCGAGAATCCATTGGTCACAATTCTTGAAGTCATCTTTCCAATTCTTTTCGGTTAAAAATTCCGGCATAAATGCTACGTCAAGTTCTTCGGATGTTCCGGGAGGAACTGTTGAACGGAGAACAATATACTTGCTATCATCGATCTCCTGTATCTCTTCACAAACCGCACGAACAATATCAACATTACAACTTCCGTCTTTATTCATTGGTGTCGGAACTGCAACGAAAATAATTTCGGACTCCTCCACAAATGTTTCAATATCCAGTGTCTTTGGATCTCTCTTTTCGGGAACGACGTCCCATACCAATACTTCTACATATGGGCTAAGCAATGTCATCGCATGACCCACGAACCCGTTACCAACAACTCCAATCTTCATAAAACACAATCTCCATAAATTTAAGTGTAATATAACCTTTTATTATAAATATAACAAAGGTGGGTTTATTTATGTGTTTTAACTTGATATCTGCGAATTAACCAGAAAATGTATACGGCAAACTTGGGTACTCTAAATATAACACCGGGCCCATTGACCTTGGGAGTTTCTGAATACAACCTCCTTGAAATTAGTTGTTTCCACCAAGATACATTCTTAAACTTGCAATTTGAAATCAATATGTTTTTTGTTTTGGGTAGGTTGTCCACATCATAGTCACTCCAATTCCCCAAGTCGACAAACGCACCGTCTATAATCGTGCGGAAATCGTTAATAAAAACACAATCAACAATCTTAATGTCATCAACCATACATTTAATGGTAAAGTGGTGCTTGGTGTTTTTTGAAATAAACTTACACTTGAGAAATGTAATATTCCCCCCACGAACTATATCAACACAATCCTCAAACCCACCAATGATTGTGCTGTTCTTCACTATAACATCGTGACAGTATGATAATTTCAGACCTTCTGCAACGGGACCTGCATCAATGGTGCAATTTTCTATTAGGATGCTTTGTTTCGGCATTCCCGGTCTCCACATAAATCCAAGAGCATTACTGGCTTTCCCTCGGGTAATATCACCTTTAAAAGTTTTACCTTTTATTGTGATGTGTTTCACTTGAAGTTTCTTTTGATTCTATCTATTGCAGATTTATCGGATGTGTTGGTGGAATTTCCTAATGAAGAACCAAAAATATTAAGAATTTCACTTTTGCTAAGTTTTTTATCATCATCAACTGAACGAATTTTTTCCTTGGCATCGTGGACTCCTTTGATAATGTTTGATGTCATTTTACTACTTGTTATTCCAACCCAACCTATTAATCCAGGTAACTTACCAACTAACCAAGCAAGTATTTGGCCAAAAACTGGTATCAATGCAGGTCCTGCTATAACGCATATTGCAACTGCTCCAAGCAATCCGAATGTTCCTGTTAACCACATCCATAACGAAGAGAAAAATCCATCTTTATCTTCCTGTGCTTTTAATTCACCAAGACTTATTAGTTTTTCTTCGGTATCTTTTAGGTCGTGTCCTAATAATTCTTTTCGTCTGCTTAACTTAATAACATCGGTATCTCTGTCGGTTAAGTTTTCAATAGCAACTTCGTTGCTTGATATAACATCTTCTATGTGAATCTTGTCACCTGGTTGTGGGAGTCCCACAATTTCTTGTGCTTTTTGTGCTAGGTTAAGTGCAACCAAATCTTCTTTTGATTTATCTTTTGATAAAGATAACGCATCAACTGTTCCCGATACAAATGCTTTTGTGTGACGATTTAATTCTCCTTCCTTTCTGTCAATTTCTCCGGCAATCTCTTGTCGTTGTTCTTTCAGACCCCATGATACGTTAAAGCACCCGGTCGAAAATAAAACGGTGGAGAGCAGGAGTGAGCAAACTACTATTTTTTTAACTTCCATTGTTATTATATATATTGGACTGAATTCTTTTTTTAAAAAAACTAAGTTCGTCATAAAATATACTATTGCAGTTATCTCTGAAGTTAATGTTATTTTTAAAAAACAAACGATTCTTTTTAATTAAGGTTCGGTCTTCACACACCACCCACCCACTTTGTATGTATTGTGTTACATTCCAACCCAATCTCTTTAGGTGCTTGCAACACTCCATCATGAATGTGTCATCGGGCCCGTACCCAACAAACTTGGACGGAATTCCGATCAACTTTGCGAGTTTAGATGATATGCACGTAAACCACCCACCTGCCCACTTAAATGTACTAAGTTTGGTTAACTTACAACATCCATATGTTTCAGATGAATAGTGTTCTGGTATTATAGTGTCACAAAACCTAAGTGGTTGTTTGATGAAACGTTCATTGACTAAACAATCCCACGTGGTGTCCCACAACCGGACGCACTGTGGGGTTAGTATAAAATAGTCTTGTTGTTCATGTAACTTAGTTGCGTTGATCAGTGTAGACATTAAGAGGTCTGAGTGGAAGTGCAAATCAGAATCTATAAAAATTAACATATCTTCATCCGATGATTCGTTAATACACGTTCGTCTGTGTTCGTTAACCCCCGCAATGTTTGTGTCTAGATTTATAGTCGGAATTACATTTAGGTCACTGTATGAGTTTATCTTTTTAAACTCATATGTGATTTCTGCGCGGGGATCATTAATAACACACACATCCTCATTTAGATTCAGGCAACTCAAAATCTGCACCTCACACACATCCACGACAAGCTCGGTGGTATTTAACTGATGAATTACTCGTTTGTATTCAATCAGTTCGTGTGGGAATATGTGTATAATGATTTTTATCATTTTAATAGGTGGTGGAATGCCCGACTTACCATGAACTCCTCTCCCTCGATGGATCGTTTCATGTTGTTTAGTATTTGTGAGTAATAGTTAACTGGGTGCTTATAAATCTCGTTTCGGGTTACTATAAAGTTTCCACTTTTTAGATACATTCTTCTGTGATCATATTCGTGTTTTGTGTTTTCTTTCCACCAAATCCGCATAGATTTATAGTTTTTAACTATGGTGTGTTGGTCTATTGCTATTTTTGTATATTCACCGACTATTGGTTGTGTTGACCTCACCTCGGATATATTATCTATTACATTGTTTAATATGCGGACATAATCTTTGTTTCCAATACCCTCGTTAACAAATATACAATACTCAGGAAGTTCTTTGTAAAACATAACTATGAAACTTAAATAAATTCCATATATACCCATACCAGCAGAATGTGTATGCGAGTTGATACTCGGACGGCCGGATGTGTCCACCACCACCTTGCACTTGGAAGAAACTCGTTCAATTGAAAACTTTTTTTCAGAACACTTACCAACAACTATTACATGGTTGCTGTTCTTATTTAGTTTAAAGTTTTTTAGTTTCCGTGGTGTATAGTTTGATATGAGTGAGTGTGTGGTTTCTTTTACAAACTTTAAATTTTTTGTTGTGGACATCTGATATACCGTGTCCGCGTTTGTAATCTCGGCAGGGGTTAAGTGGGAATCCTCATCTCTCTCTGAGAAGTACATTTTTATTGCTTTCTCAAGTTTCGTGTTCGTAAGTTCATATAATCCGGTATTCGTTTTTATTAAATCGTGTGTTGGGTTAAATGCACACTTCTTGATTATGTTTTCTCGTGTTCTATATTTTCGGTTATTAATAGTTCCGTGTGGATGTACCTTGATTTCCACATTGGCATACCCGACACCGTATTGCAGTTGTTTGTTTCTAAGTGACCACTCTTTAAATGAATTGAAGAAATCTTGTGTGGTGTTGATAAAAAATCTATCATTTTTAATCAGTTCCAAGTTATCCGGATTACAATACATTCCAAGAAGATTTGCGATGTCACCTGCACCCACTATGGCCTTATCAAACAATAAATTCTGTTCCAAGAAGCTGCGGTGGTAACAATATCCATATCCAGGTTCACCTTGTCTGGCCAGTATACCATCTAAGTCAGTCCGTGAGTTTCCCGTGAAGTAATAGCAAGTTGACATCTTTTCATTTTCTAAACATTGCGTGATATCCTTGGTAGACTTTTTAAATATTTGAGATACTCCATAGAACTCAGCCGAACGAGTAATGTGTTCTAACCAATCGTTTGTTAAAAATTCTATGTCAGCGTCAACCCACATGATGTATTCATAATTTTCTTTCAAGAGGTGGGTTATTCCTGCGTTTAGTAGTGATTCTTTTTGCCAATACACAGAATTACATTTCAGTGAAATTGTATTGTCTGAGAAGTTGTTAATTCGGTATGATGATGAATCTGTGTATGCCTCTACTACAAGTGGGGTGACTCCACACGATTTTAGGTGGTCTATGAATTTGATAAAATTAATGAACTTGCTTGTATAATTGCATGGGTTAAAGTAGCAACACACGATACCCACACGGGAATCACTTACAAGTTTTTTCTTCAGTTCTCTGTATTTTAAGTTATTTCTTATTTGGTTTTGTAATTCTTTGGTGTGTGTTAGGTAATGACCACTGGTCTCTGATAATTTTTTCATGCCACGATGACCGTGTATCTGTTCATGCACCGAACCAACCCAACTTAATCGTTTTGAATTTTTATATATCCGACCTTGATAATCAGGAAAGTTAAGTCTCCCATCACGCTCTTCACGACAACCCCATTCCTTTATTATTTTTGGTGTTATTCCCGTTATGTAATTACATCTGGGTAACGCAAAGAGCTCTATGTTGGGATTTGTTTTTAATATAACTTTCAGTTGCTTTAATAGTTTACTGGACGGAATTTCATCTGCATCTATATTGAATATGTAGTCTCCCTTGCATATATCAAAAAATAGATTTTTATGAGATGCGTAGTCACCGAGTAACTTTTTTGACACAAGTGTGTCTGCTCTGAGTAGTTGCTTCTTGGTAACTTCGTTTGTGGCAAAGTCATTTATTATTACAATCTCATCTATATCATCTTTATGTAACTTAATAGCATCTAATAAATCCGCTAAAGATTGGGTTTCGTCCTTTACGCATATAGCATAGCTGATTTTAAGTCTTGGATGCATTGAAGTCATCGTTGGTTTGGTCTGTGTTTGGTGACTCTGAGTAGTTTTCTAGATCTTCTAAGATTTCATAAAATGAGGCCATACTTCCAAATCTTTCGTTTATCAACTTTTTGAACCGAGCATTATTCAGTGTCCCAATGTCACTTTTTAAAATCTCGTTTAATATTCTACGACTACGGGCAATCCCCACCAAGGTTTCGTCTTTATCAATTAATACCGGTTTTTTTGTGGTGTTATCAAACAACCGCAACTGTCTCCAATTCAACATATAACACGTGGGTTGTTTTATTTCGTACAATTTATATGTGCGGTAGCAATCATACTCCAATAGATTTGGTTTTATATATTTAACATAAAATGTCTTGGGTCGGTCAATTAACTGAGAAAACGGACCTTTTATTTCATACTTTCGTTTTATCAACGACAAAGTATCCTTTATTATTACCCTTTTTAAAAATACATATAACTTATCATGTGGAATGTGTTCTAGATTTAGACCATGTAATAACATACCCCCACCTTTATTGAACTTTCCCAAAATTAAAACCAAACGATTTATCCGTCTCCTCGTAGTTTCTGATCTATATCTGAATGAAACTATATGGCCCGGTTCAAGTTTATTCCTTGATATTGCCAAAGTACCACCAATCAATTTCTGTAAATACTTAGCATAGTAACTCATAACATAATAATATTATAAATATGAGTCTAATAGTTGTTTGTACTTATTGAATATAGAATTCTTGTTATATTTTGATGTGAGCTGCTTGGAGATTTCTTGAATTTCCAATTGATATTTTTCTATTTCTGAAAAGACATCCAGTATTTTTGTAGACGCACTGCTTGTATCTACATCAAACCAATTCCCACCTTTAATGAAACTACCATCTACCTCGGGATTTTCTACCAACCTACCACCGATGTGAAATAGATCGTTCGGTAAATAATCAAGTGGGCCTGACCAACTTGGTATTAGTATGGGTTTATTTGCAAGTATGGTTTCTAATATAGGGCGGCCGAAGCTTTCACCATGTGACATATTTAATCCACATTTTATTTTATCGTGACTGTATAGACTTTCCAACTGACCAGGTGTTAGGTTTCCGTGTAGTAGATATATACTCGGTGTTTTTATGTGAGAATCCTTGATAATAGTTTGAATGGATTTGTATATTTTAGTATAATCCGATTCACTAAAATTTCTATTATGGGTTTTTAGTACAAGTGCGGGTTTCTCGTCAATATCCTTAAATGCATGAATGAATGTTCTGATTAACGTATCAACATTCTTTCTGTCTGTGGTGTGATCCAGATCCCATGCTCCGTTGTACAAATAGCAAAACTCTTCATCAACCCCCTCCATAAAGTCAGAAACACTACGTGAGTCATGTGTGGTAGTTGGTTGTGATGTATAGTATACACACTCTGGTATTATGTTTATCGAAGTCTGCGCCGGAATACTATGATGGGAATAACTATCCTCTAATGTTGTTTTGCTGAACTCAGACGAAACAATGACTTGATCCATTTTATTACAACCATGTAAGAAGGAATCGTGACACAATGTAGACTCCACCACCGCACTAATTCCAATATTATGCCTTCCTATCTTTTTAAACTCAGACGGAGAACCAAGTTTTATATACACATGGATATCACTCACATCGTCATCGGTTAGTTGTTTATTAAAGATTCTAGTTATATCCGAATCATTGAATTTCATAGACTTTTGGGATGTTCCCCACCGAGAGTCTACAAAGTATATATCAAACTCAGAATCCATCTTAATTAAATAAGATGCAATTTCACGTGCGTGTTCACCACATCCTGATAGTGATGTAATGGGTGACTCAAAGACGAGTAAGTTTTTCATTCCACGAATACCTTTGTAAATTTAAATTGGTCTCTGGGTGTAAACGTCTCTATTGTATGATGTATACCTTGGCCAATGGATTTACACATTTGTCTGGTTGTAAATTTATTAGTTTCCAAAAAATTGTCAGAATCACTCATGTCAATGTCACCACAAGAAATCCGTGAATACATTTGGCCAATGGCCGCCGATATATCAATGGATGAGCATATATCCGAATATATATACGGAGTTTTCTGCGTACCAGATAATAAGCGAATCGTGGGTTCTATCTTTTCTGCCCATCGTTTATCATATTGGTCCTTTAACCCCCCTGTGTGTGATATTATTATAGGAGTTTTCGCAGCGACTGATTCAAGGGTTGCTAAACCAAACCCCTCGGCCGATGCAACATTTATAGTGCAATGTGCCAGGTTGTACATATTATTTAAAACGGACTCGGTGACCGTTTCACTTGATAGAAATACGGGTAAGTCGGGAAATAAATCATCAAGCAAGCAATTTATGTCGGGACCAGTCGGTGAGTCTGGGTTGGTGTGCAATAACAAAGCAACTCCTCCCTTATCACACTCGGATACGGAATTTTCGTAGAATACAGAAAACCCCTCAATTAAATTTGCAAGTTGTTTACGTGATGTGTTAGCATTATTACAGAACAAAACAAACTTATAGTCTTGACCAAGGAAATCTATTCTATTGTGTATTATTTGTTTATCGGGTTGTTGATGATATATTTTTGTATTAACTCCGTGAGGTACAAGTGTGTAGTTTGTATGCTCTGGACATATTTTTTCAATACATTTTTTTGTAGTAATGCTTATACATCCAACCCAGTCGCAACTATTGTATATTGATTTTAAAAACTTTGGATATGGGTCGTTGTCCCACACATGATAATATAATAATGGACAAACGGTTCTAACTTCATGTTCTATTTCAAATAACCAACCATAACGATGTGGGTCCGTCATAATAACCACCGCGTCAGGTGATTCCATAAGCAATGTGCTTCTAAGTTGATCAGCTGAAGAATATCCGTTAGTTTCATGTAATCGGACCGATGAGTTGGTATGACCTGTAATTTTTGATACAGATTCGGATACATCTACTATACTTGGATTTGTTCGTGATTTCCCACACGCAAGTTGCACGAAATCGAAGTCAGATACTAAATGAAGTATGATTTGTTTTAAGATGTTTGCCACACCGGTCGTGTGACGTATATCGTCCCCAATTAATAAAATCTTATTTTTCAAACACTCATACTATTAAACAAAATAATATAAGTCAACTATTTTAATACTTCGGGTCGTTCTCAAATATTTTCACAGCATCAAGTTTCTTTTCAAACGAGTCATCGTTTAAGTATTTTTCAATTGCCCGATTGACAAGCTTTTGCAGAGTCATTTGGGAATCAATTGTTTTCAACTTAAACTTGGAGTAGTTTTCAGAAAGCACCTTAACGGTAGTTAACTTGTAGTTTGCATCATTCATTGTAAATAAATATACACAAGCTCAAAAAAAAATTATAAAAACTATAAAAACTTTGGGATACATTAGGATTCACTTGTCCACTTCGGTGGAGTTAGTGGACATTTGCTAGTTGCAAGTAACAACTTACCACTACTGCACCCACATTTTGCACACTTAGCTATTTTTGTTTTTTTAAACTCTCGCCAATACTCACACCCTCTACATATTGATAATCGTCTATTCCATTGCTCACTTGTTACAACGGGACGTCCAGCTCGTTGCCAATCAACAAGAGCCCTCGTTAAATTATTAGCCAAATCAACAAACCCGGTGGGTTTATCTGAAGTTGGTTGATTATCTGGTTCTGGGTGATGTGGTTGGGGTGAGTTTGTTGCGCCCTCATCATCAAGTTTCTTGTATCTTTTGAAAAATCGTTTTGTCATTTCTAAATAATATTATTGTTTTAAATATACTTATAGATATGGGTAATAAAGTTTTTAAAATTCCAAATGATAACCAAATTCTAAAAAAAGATATTGCAAAACGGAAATCAGTATATATGTTACATGTATACGAATGTTTCAAGCAAATAACAGAAGACGGCATACCCAGCAAGATAAATGTATTTAGTTTTAATGACACTAATTTGGAAGTCATCATAAAAAAAGAAAGTTATACAGTTAATTTGAAAAACCTCATAAAATATTTTACTGATATTGAAGAATATGAAATCTGTACAGTACTATCGAATAAGCTTAAAGCGCTTAATAAAAACAGTAATAATAAAGACTTATAAGTTATAACACACTTTATAAGCCATAACGCGGAGAAAACACGATGTCAAGGAAAAAAACAAAAACGGTAAACAAGAATCTCTTGGCTAATGCCCACATTGAATCAGAAATTCACGGCAACCAACTAGCCAGACCAATAAAGGTAAAGGCAAACAAACCGTTCACAGACAAGCAAAAGCACTTCATCTCTATAGTTATGGACGAGGAGACTAAGCTTATATTTGTAGACGGACCGGCCGGTACGGCAAAAACATGGCTAAGTGTGTATTGCGGACTGCAACTATTCCAAGAAAGTATAATAGAAGAAATGATATATGTAAGAAGTGCAGTTGAAAGCTCCGACTCGAAACTTGGATTTTTACCGGGAGCTCAAGATGATAAAATGGCCCCGTATCTAGAACCATTTAAAGATAAACTAGAAGAATTACTTGATCCAATAGATATTAAATATTTACAAGAAGAAGAACGGATATATGGGATTCCTGTAGGTTTTCTCCGTGGTGCAAGTTGGGAAAACAAGTTTATTCTAGTAGACGAGGCACAGAACCTATCTGAAAAGGAATTAATAACCATTATGACCCGTATAGGTGAAAAGTGTAAAGTATTTATATGTGGAGATGCCATGCAAAGTGATATTGGCAACCGCAGTGGGTTTAACAATATTCTGGATTTATTTCACGATGAGGTGTCAAAAACACACGGAATACAGACATTTAAGTTCACAGAAGACGATATTGTACGCAGTCAATTGGTAAAATTTATAATTACTAAGTTAAAAAGTTTGTCGAAATAATATTTATATATCATATAAGAATATATGTATATTTATAGATTCAGTAGATCTCCCCACTTTACCAATGGCTAACCAGAAAATAACCGACCTAAATAGATTAAACAAACTTGAACCAGAAGATTTGTTTATTGTGGTGGATACAGACTCCAAATCTAATTCAGCATCACCCACCGGAGAGACCAAAGGAATATCCGCAACATCACTTGCCTTGGAACTAACCAAGATAGCAAATAACGAAGTTGGTATTGATTTTAAAAACCTACGAGACGTGCCCGATACCTACGAAGAAAATCGTGGTGGTTATATCAAAATAAGAAACGATGGATCGGGCATCGAATTTACAGACTCACCAGGAGCCTCCGAACAATCATTTGCAGGAAACTATTTACAAACCCATGTTAATGGTGAATTACAAACATATGAAGTTGGTGACATTTTATATGCATCGAGTTCAAATAAATTTGCCAAAGCAACAAGTACATCCCTAGACGAAGCTGAGGCCGTGGGTATTATCCGCAAGGTAAAGCTCTCGGAGAATAGCACACAAAAAAATCCACTAATTGAAAAATTCAGTTTAGTGTTTAATGGTTTCATAAGTTGGGAGTGGGACGAAGAAACTATTGGTGGTCCACTTTCTATTGAAAAACGACCCATTGACCCCAACGATACCCAGATGACCAGAATTTATAAAAATCAATTATTAATTCCTGGGTTGACATATTTTCTGGGCACGCGTGGCACTCTTATTGAATTTGACCCCAGTGATTTTCTCCAAGATGCAGTTGTAGTCTCCAAACCCATGTTGATTGCATCTTCCAAAACATCAGGTGTTCTTGTAAACTATCGTGGGTTGGTATGCAACTCAGATGAACAGGCCTCGAAGTTTGTTGTATATGAACCATCCGCATGTAATAGCATAAAGACAGGTGATGTACTTCGGATCAAGCGATCATCCGTCCGCACGAAAATTGATAACTTTACTACCACATCAACATATGACACCTCACTTATAGAAGAATCCGTGTTACCAAACTTCCTCGGTCGGGAAAGTGGAACTACACAATATGCGTTATGTAACTCAGCTGCTCAGATGAAACTCACAGGTGACGATGCTCCCGTTGAAGACGATAATTATGGATGTGATATGTTGGGTATTGTAATAAACTCAACTAGTGACTTTTTTGAAATACAAACCAGTGGCATGGTTGAATTCGCACCGCCTTCATACGAGGCCCGACTCACCACCGAAAACGACAACGGTACCAAGACGACCCGCACCGAAACCCATGTACTCGACCAACTATTTTTAACTGGGTACACCTATTATATAGAATCGTTCCCAATCAACGCAGACCAATTGGCTGCCACGAACCAAACAACGGAACTTAGAAACTCTATCTATGACTACTCGGCCGAGGAAATCGGTGGTTATATTATGAAAGAAAATACACTGATTACCACGAAGCTAAAACCATTGATGAACGGGACCTCCCCATTTAGGAACACAGCCGCAATCAGTCCGTTTTCACGATCACATACTTCAGGTCAGGTCTTGGCGTATGCAAAACCGGCATTTTATGCGGTGTCACCAACCAAGATACTTATACTTAATCAACAAGCATATCCAAATCCAAAGGATGCTTGTAATTCAATTGACCCCACAAGTGGGAGTCCGTGTACACCACACAGACAACGACATGAACAGAGTTTCACCGTAAACCGCAGTAGGTTATTTACTGGTCAAACCGAACTTGAGAGTTTTTCAAGTAAGTTTCTAAATGTTGCTTGGCCAAGTGCGAGTACACACGATAAAAGCATAATAACCTTTATATTTGAATACACACAGGACGGAGAGCAACACGAACAATTTGAATCACATGAGTATGTAAAAATGGATGCAACCGATGGTTCATTTTGGACATATGTAAGGAAAATTTCATAATGGGATCACTATACGACATAGGAAATTTTAGGTATAAGCATTTTACCTTCTATTCATGCAAACAAACAGACGGAGGTGATTCGTGCGCTGGGTCTCCTCCAATTAGCATCGATGCCGAAGGAAATGAGGTGGACGAAATAATAAACTTTCTGGATAGAACCTGGCCACACAAAGGTCTTTTTATAGGGGATAGTTCAGAGGGTGACTATAGTTTTGTTACATATGTATCCCAAACCGCAGAGAAACTTGAGGTGGACCAGATATACATATACAAACGAGTTAGGGCAATCAATGTGGCAGGTAGTTCAAGCACAGAAACAAAGTATCATCTGGTTTGGGAACGGGTAATAGACCCTGTCAAATCACTTAAACCAGGAATAACACAGAATATTTAAGGAAACGGTTATGTCAAATTCAGCATTTAATATGTCAAAGTGTGGTTCGGGTGGAGGATCTGGATCATCATGTAATTCAACCGGGTGGACAGAAATACAACCCACAGACGGCAACGACATCACTGTTGTGTCAACGGACAAATTACGAGAAGCACTCCGGGAGATTTACTTGGAAGACAAGCAAGACCACATAACTCAAGTCGCAGACATCGTAAAGTTGGTATACGATTGCCCAAAGGAAGGTGACGCAGTATTTTACAACGCAACTAAGGGTGGTTATGATTTAGCATCTGCTGAGATTGACAATTCAAACTACTTTAAGGATCCAGAACACTTAATCGAATCTCTTGCGATAGTAGAGAAGGTCAGAGTTACTTGCCAAGACGGCCAAGATGTCCCCGACGCCGGATATACCGCAAAGGTGGTATTTTTCGGCAAGATAACATTTTCAGAGGACTCTCCTGAGTTAGATCCGGGTATGGTATATTATCTTGCGAATCAAACGGCCATACTGAATACCGCAGGATCCAAGTTCAAACCAGTCGGGTCAAATGCGGTTCATGCGTTTTTTGAACCTACAATCAGCAAACCATTGTTTGTATCCACCGGAACACACACCGCAATAGTGACAAACTACCGACCGTTAACGGGTTCACCGACAGGTGGACGTGAAATACTAGAGGAATATAGTCTAAGAATCGATCCCCATGTCTATAACGACTCAGATGGAAACTTCATCTCCACGGGATGGAAAATCAGAGTTGATAACACAGGTACCGTTTCGAGTCGCAACCACTTGCTTCTTCAAATTGAGTACAACAAACTTGAGGGCCCTCAATCTACATCACATGAGCAGCTAATAGGATCTGAAACATATGTGCATCACATTGATATCGGAATTCTGCATAACGAAGCTGAGGCGGGAGTAAAGGATGATGACGAAATTGAATACTTCAAAATAATTGACTTCAACAAAGCCTCCACCGAGTATTGTACAGGGATAGGTGAAGTTTCTGTAAAACTCAAGGTCATAACACAATCTACTGCAAATATAAATATTAAAGATAAGTTAGCTTCCCCCGAGGTTCTTCTTACAAATGCCGATGATATAAAGGCAAGTAGAATAGTACCAACACTTGAGTGGAGAGGTAGTTGTGCAGACAACCTTGACAATGACAACGACATATTTGTTAAAGGGAATCAAAAGCACTCCGATATAGAATATGAAGAAGGTTCGGTGTTTGAAGTAAAACTGGTAAACTCAGTAATCGACGCAGTTGGTGGAGATGACCAATATCAATTTAAGGTAGAGATGCCGTACAACATAGGATTCAAGGTGGATGCTCTGATTGAAAACTCCCAAGGAGAATATGAATCAGACCCCGAGTGGAGTCCTATTACAAATTCATTCGGACTTTCACTGCCAGACAAGGAACTCATAGAAATCATACCAGTTTCCTCGGCCGGCACTACGATAGTGGAAAAGAATCTTCGTATTTCTGCAACAAAAATTAATGGCGATGAACTACCCGACACACACTGGGCAAACATTTATTCGGCCACAAAACTTAGTAACAATCGTGTACTTTGTCTTTCAAACTCATGTTGCATTGACGAATACGAACAATTTATACCAGAGAATTCAAACTCTATTGACAAATCGATTACATCAATATTAACCGATGGAGACTCCGCACTTATTAACAACAAGGATGGCGCAACATTCCATAGCAAGGGAGTAAATAGACCATCTTGGTCAGGGTCTAAATCATCAACAGGAACTGCAATGGGACTGTCATGGAAGAATTGCAGAGAAAATACGATATTCTGCTACCCACCGACCAACCAAGGGACTACCGCATCCTTCATGACAATTTACGCAGACGAGGCCCGAGTCATAACGGATATAGTAACACATGAGAAGGTGGATAACGAATCGCAGTTTTATGACCCACGATACACTCTCATGGAAATAGGCGCACAAAACACACTTGATGGCCACCATGTTAGACTAACGGTAAACTCGGGTTCATCGGTGGTAGGTGCAAAAGAAACTTGTTATGTATTTAAGTTCAACGGAAGTAATCTTGGGACCCACTTCACACTGGAAGAATTAAGGCAACTTGATCCATCTTTTTCGGAACGGGAAATACAAAGTTCTGAGTAATGAGCATTGGTATTGTAATACCAACTTACAAACTCTGCAAGTATAGGTTAGAAAACCTTGCATTCAACCTCCGCCACATGGTTGCATCGGGAATTCCCAACATCTATGTGGTTGAACAACTCTCCGAAGATGAATCGGTAAGACGCGTCCTAGAATCCTTTCCCCGTGTTCGTTATATCACCAAATCTATCGAAGGGGGGGTATTTAATAAGTCTAAGTTGATTAACTACTCAGTAAATGAATTGCAGTTTGAGTATATATGGATATATGATGTTGATGTATTTATGGATACCAAGTTTGTAATCCGTAGTATACCCGACTCAGTTGATGTAGTTCGTCCGTTTGAGAAGATAATAATGCTAAATGAAACCGAATCAGAAAAACTTAAACGCACCGATTTGATATATTTGGATAAACGAAGTTATGACGGATATAATAGCTTTGGTAAGTTTTCACTTATACTAAAACGAGACATATTTGAAAAAGTTGGAGGATACGATGAAACTTTCCAAGGTTGGGGATTTCAAGACTTGGATTTAACTCAACGCATACCCAATGGTTGCTATGAGGGGTATATGACTAACACTGGATTCCATATGTGGCATCCCCGGCCATCAACTGAATTTTATCAAACAAACAAGACCTCGTTTACAAAACGGCACTCCGGTGTAACTAAACCACCAAGAAAAAAGAAAAAAAAGAATTTGCTTGATAGTTTCTAAAAATATATATATTATATATTATATGAAAAATTATACGGAATCTCAACTTGAAGAAAACTACAAGCAGTTTTTAGACTTTATTGAAAAAACCTTTACGGGTGAACGGCAGGAAAAGCTGCTGTATATGTATGGAACTGATGATGGGTGTCTAGGTCTTCGTGCGTTAACATCACCCGCAAGTAGCATAGATAGGTTTCACAACGCATACGATGGTGGTTATATTGACCACGTCCTTGGGGTATGTAAGACCGTAAGGGGAGTCAAGGTCTTATTGCAGAGCATAGGGGCCCACATCGACTTCACCGATGACGAAATGATGTTCGCTGCATTCAACCACGACTTAGGAAAACTTGGGACACCCGATGGGGAACAATATGTACACAACGAAAGTGAGTGGCATAGAAAAAACCAGGGCAAGTTATACAACATCAACCCAGACATTCACTGGATGACCGTTACAGATAGGTCGGTCTGGTTACTTCAACACTTTGATATTAAAATAACCGAAAAGGAATTCATCGGGATCAAGTTATCCGATGGTATGTATGATGACTCAAATATTCAGTACCTAAAATCCTTTTCAAAAGAGGTCGGACTAAAGACCGAACTACCCAGAGTAATTCATTGGGCAGACCACATGACCTGTCTTGCAGAGAAGTCAACTATGGATGATATTATGAAGTTCACTCCATAAAATTTGACATATTTAGGTTTATATAGTATATTTATATTATAGAGCAACGCTCAATTGAGGTTGCTTGCTGGATGCCCACATCGGGGTTCATAACCATAACAGGACATAATAATGAAAAAGTATATAGGAAAATCCACCGGAGCCGGATTTAATAAACAGGTTCCCAATTTAAGAGATGAATTTTTAACACCATTCGACTCGTTGTTTGACAAAGTAGTCAATCAGGCATTTCCAACATTCAGTCAAGAGTTTGGGGTGAATTTCTTCGGAAATAGTTCATACCCCCGTGTAAATGTTGCCGACTTAAAGAACGAAGTTCTTATTGAGGCCGAAATTGCGGGTCTTAGCAAAGACGATGTCTCGGTTGAATATGCAGACGGAATGCTCACCATCTCGGGTGACAAAAAAACTGAACTTGATGACGCAGATATAAGATATGTTTACAAGGAGTTAAAGAGATCTTCTTTCAAACGTTCGTTTCGAGTTGATGAAGTGACCCTTGATGTAGAAAATATTACTGCAAAATTTGACAACGGAATATTGAATGTCATTATCCCAAAGAAAGAAGTTATTGAAACCAAGTCAAAAAAGGTAAAAATCCTTTAAACTTGGTTAAAAATACTTCAATAATTCAAGAGGGTACAAACTTTACCTTCTTTTTTTATAATTATATTATATTTATCTAAGAGTGCGACGAATGTGTAAAGCTTAACTAGGAGATATATATTATTATGAAGATGTTTACGGCAATTTTAGGCCTTTTGGCCCTTGCGGTTGCAGGAACCGCAGCTTTCTTTTCGGTGTGGGGTATTAGTTTATTATTCGCAGGAGCATCCATTGCCGCGATGATAATGGCAGGTGTACTTGAAGCAGGAAAGTTGGTGATGACATCGTTTCTGTATCGTTATTGGGAAAGAATCCCAAAGTTGTTGCGAATATATTCTACCGTGGCGGTGGTAACTCTAGTTGCTATCACCTCACTTGGTATTTATGGGTTTTTAAGTGACGCATACGATGATACACGTGCAAAGGTTGAAATGCACGAACATACCATCACGCAGATAACAAAAGAGAACGCACACATTGAAGCAGAGATGGTATCCTTGAAAAGTTCATCAGCCACAGTTGACACAAAGTCCACCGAAACCATAGCAGGTTTCCAAAAGATATATGATGATTTTGTGTCAGACAGGCGATCAAGACAAGATTCCCTTGCAGACAGACATAAGTCAGATACCACATCCAGGTCGCTGAGAAGACAACAACTATTGGATAGACTTGCCACATTGGATAAATCAAGAAGTGATCTTGAATCTTCCGGCGGGGGTATATTTTCAAGCAAGAAGAAAAAACTTGAAGAGTTGGCAAAGGCACAGGCACCAGAAAGAACCTCTACCGCAGAATCTATGAAGAACATTGATGAAGACGAGTCATCCGCAATAACTTCCTACGATGAACAAATAAAGAAGATTGATGCGGAGATAGAGGCAGAGTATCAAGTGTTCGTTGGGAAGGTTAATTCCTTAAGAGATGAGTCTAATAAGATAGATAATACATCCGATATTGAAGCAAACTATGCTAAGTTGCGAGCAAACGAGCAAAGAATTCTTGAGAATAAGGATGCAATTCGTGACACGGATATAGGAAGTTTTAAATTTATAGCTCAGTCTTTTAATACACCATTGGATCAAGTGGTAAAGTGGTTTATCATCATAATAGTGGTAGTGTTTGACCCACTTGCAATTGCATTGGTGCTTGCATATAACATTGCAAGTAGTGGACGGCTGACTCTTGGTGATGAGCCAGATGCTCCGAAAAAAAAAATTGGATAGATAATCTTCCGTTTGCCGAGAGGTTTCAAGAAGAGAGTGAGTTCGTAGTAGACGAACCTACCGAAGTTACTCCAACTCCAACTCCGAGTCCAACTCCAACTCCAACTCCGAGTCCAACTCCAACTCCAACTCCGAGTCCGAGTCCAACTCCAACTCCGAGTCCAAGTCCTACCCCGACTCCGAGTCCAACTCCTACCCCAACTCCGAGTCCAACTCCGAGTCCAACTCCAACTCCGAGTCCAAGTCCTACCCCGACCCCGACTCCGAGTCCAACTCCAACTCCGAGTCCAACTCCAACTCCGAGTCCAACTCCAACTCCGAGTCCAACTCCAACTCCGAGTCCAACTCCAACTCCGAGTCCACTACCAACTCCTACCCCGGTGATTAAACCAACACCAACCGATGACAATGTTATATCAACACCCCTATATGACACATCAGACACCGATCCAACTGATCCCGACTCTCGTGGTCCCTACTATGTACCTTGGAAAAAAACATCAATGGATTTGTATAATAAAATACACAGACCCGATGAGGACAGTAGTTATTGGGCAGAGACTCGTTACAAATCCCAAGACGGATATATATCAGGAAGCACACTCGGTAATGTGCCAACAAAGAATGATAATACCAAAGAAAATTCCGATGATACCACGGACAAAAACGATAAAAAATAACTATTGTTGTTTTATGTTGACATATAAATAATAATATGTGATAGTAGTAAGTATGTTTAGTATACAATTCGACCCAACTCTTTTATCTTATGGATTTATTATATATACACTAGTTCTGTGTATTGGTGTATACATTTTAGTTAATTTATATAGAAAGGTAAAAATATATGAAAACTGGTCACTTGGTATACGAGAGCAAATAGAGAAACTTCAACGAGATGTAAAGGAGATAGATGTCCGTGAAATCTTCAAAAGTGATGATGATGTGGGGTTTATATATGGTGACATATCGGACATAATAAAAAACATTGATCACGGGGTTAACCCAGAAAATACAAAATGAACGATCAAATAAAGAAAAAAAGAAAAAAGAAATCAAAAATATATTTTGGAAAAGATACTGAAAACGCAATAATTGAATATAATAAAACCGAGTGTGTAGATAAAAGAAATCAGATATATAATGAGGGCATATCATATGCGTTTGATAAACTAGCTGAGAATATATTAAATACATTTAAGTTTTCGTATTTTCAATGTAGTCACATGGAGGTACAACAAGAGGTTGTTAGTAACTTGGTAAGTCAGATACATAAATATAAACCAGACAACGGCAAGGCATTTTCATACTTCAGTATCATTGCAAAGAATTTTTTAATATTATATAACAATGGTAATTATAGAAAATTCAAGAAACATGTGAGTGTGGATGACGAAGAGAGTCCAAATGTAGATTTGGAGTTAAGTTCACTTCCCACAAATCCTACGAACAAAAAGGAAATATCCGAGTTTTTTAAACTTATGCTTAATTATTGGGACGGCAATATAGAAAAGTTTTTCAAAAAAGAAGCTGAATTAAAAATCGCATATGCAGTCCTAGAGATATTTAGAAATTCTGATAGAATAGAAAACTTTAATAAAAAGGCCCTGTACCTATATATCCGTGAGATGACAAATTGTAAAACTCAAAATATTACAAAGGTTGTCAATAAGATGAAGGATATGCAAAAGAAAATTCAAGTTGAGTATAAGGAAACCGGTGATGTAAAAAATGATTATTAGTAACTTCTATAAAAAATATGTATATTCATATTTATATTTATGGACACTGATAAAGAAATTTTCGCCGGAAAAACATTTGCATCATTAGCAAAGGATATATATTTTAACTCATCAAGGAAATCAGCACAGATCGATCAACTAATCAAGGATCTGAGGCAGATGATAAAGGATGCAGGAAGTGCAACCGTCATCGCCCCCATGATAAAGGATTATATAGATGTGTCTATTAAAAACGATGATCAACTGGTTAAATTGTCAGCCGTCTTACAGAGATATCTGAGTGGTGGTGCTGGGGGTGACCCTTCGGCCGATGGAGCGGGTTCTGGGTTAACCGATTCCGAAAAAGAAGAACTACTTAATAGTGTAAAACTGGAAGTAGACGAACTTAAAAAAGCAGAGTCTGAAATTATTGTTGACCTAGATAGTTTGCAAAAAAAGAAGAGCAATAAATAAATGGCGTATACAACCAAACAAACTAAGACGAATACCCGTGAAACTTTAAAAAGTGAGCTCACCACATCTCGTAAGTCTCACTTAACCAAACCAGATGCAAGTTTTTTCTATGAACTTGAGGCCGCCGTGGTAGTTGATGTTATTCGCGACGAAACACACCCCGTCTTTACGGCAATGGGTCCAATATCACCGACCGTGGAGCGATCAACCTGGCCAGACGGATATAACAACCCCAACACACCAGACTATTCTTGGATAGGTCGTGCCAGGGTCAGATTGATAAATAGTCAAGAACAGACCCCCGTTGACCACCTTGATTGGGTAACTCCGGGAGAAACCGGTATAGTTGAATATCCACTTGTAAATGAAGTTGTCATAATTTCACGTTATATGGGTAGATTTTATTATACCCGTAGATTAAACTCTCGGAATTTTATTAATAATAGTGCAGACTTCCAACACGAACATAGATACGGGATGCAAAACGGAGTAACGGCCGAAACAAGTCCTGGATCACTATCAGGTGCACTAAATAAATCAGATCTGTGGCCTGACACAAACCAGTATGGTGGTTCTGACGGCTCCAAACCATACTTAGGAAAATACTTCAAGGCAAACAACAAGGTTCGACCTCTGAAACACTTTGAGGGGGATACGATTATTCAAAGTAGACATGGAAGTAGTATAAGGTTCGGGTGCTTCGAAAACGATCCGTCAATTGATGTTGGAACTGACCTCGGATACGGGGAGTCCTATGCCGACAATTTGGGAAACCCCAGTATATTGATTAGAAATCGTCAACGTAAAACAACAGAACCAGAAAAAGCATTTCAATATAATATACTGGAACACATAAATGAAGATGGGGGTTCTATTGAACTTACATCCGGCCGAACTGTTTCAAAGTTCGTGTCAACAGTAACTCACACATATGATAATGTAAGTTATCCGAGACGTGGTTGTGTTTACAAAACATTTGGAGGTCTGGAATATTTACGACAAAGCAAGGTGGGTATTGGAAGTGATCCAAACTATGTACGAGTTGACTCTGCTACACGAATCGCAAGACCAGGTGAGGGAAGAATTAATTAGATATGTCAAAGAAAACTTCAGATTGTAAATCGTGTGAAGAGAACCGCAACAACTCTCTTCCGCAACGAGATGTAGCATCATATGCATCCTCGGGAAACATATCAGGTGCACTCACCGCATCCTTCGGTCTTGCGGTAGACCCCAATACGGCCGGCAAACTAGGAACTCGTCTTGGTGGCAAACCTGCTGGACAACTAATGTCGTTTATAGAAACTCCGGGTAGCAACAAACAAAAGAGATCAATGTCAGACACTCAGAAAAAGAAACATTTAATCAACTCGGTTGGGTTGGGAAATTTTTCATTAAATTCTACATTTGAGTCCGGCCTCGTCAGTTCTATTTCCGGAGCAAGAGGAGAGTCTTCGGGATTTCTGGGTAACAACAAGACAGGTGCATCGTTAATGGCCGCATCTGCTCTTGGTATTGATGTTCCGGGTGGAGATATGCTCGGCATAGGCCCTGGTGATTCTTCGATGTTTAAGGTATTTAAGTTGGCTGCATTTGGACTAAAACTTTTGTGTGCGGGCCTAAAAGGAACTAAGCGGGGCCCTGGAGGATATAACTCGGATACAGAAGAGTCACTAGGTTTATTGTTGACCCTTGGTATAAATTTAGATTTATTTGATAGACTAAAGTCAATATTTGACAAACTGAAAAATCTTAAATTTAATTTTTCAAGTTTTGATTTGGGTGACCTAAATATAGCAAATGTTTTATTTAACTTGTGTGATTGGGTGGAAAACATGGAATATGGTTCGAATACAATTGATACCTTTAGAAAATCCTTTGCCGGTGGTTTGACGAACAAGGCCCTGACTGAGTCGGTTGGTAAGAAGTTAATAGGGGCCGGCACATACGACACACACGCCAGAAATGACTTCGGGTTTGACCAACAATTTAAATCAATCGCAGGTGACATTGGTGCGTTAAAGTGTGATGCATGTAATTTAGGAAAAACCGATATAATCATTGCCCAAGGAAACAAAGATTTGGTTAACCTTGAGTTTGATGCAAGGACGGGGCTGCAAAGAGAAACCGGCTGGGACAAGAACACCACAACCAAAACACCAATTTCTGAAGGGGAGATCAATAAAATATCAGACACAGAGAAATCTCCGTTTAACCAACCCGTCACACAAAAAGAAATTGATGAGTATGTTCCCTCTGCGTCAGAGCAGTCCGTGTTAAAGGATTTATCCTCACGAGAAAAAAAGAGTTTTATTAAAGAAAATGTCCGTGCTAAAAAACAAATAGAGCAAATGAAGTCGAAACGGAAATCGTCTACCAAACCCAAACTTGGTGTAGCAGACAACTTAACAAAACCTGTCCTCGCCGGAGCAGACACACTTCAAGTAAATGATCCAACGCAGTTTTGGGAAGGGTCCTGGTCAGTGCTTGACGAAGGAACGGCCGCTGAAGAATGCATCGAGAGAGATGGGTATGGTTCACTAAAACTTAAAAATCCACTCCAAAAAAATCATGCAGCGGGTTCGACACTGTCACCCCCGTCCTTAGATTGCCAATTGTCAAGTGATATAAAATCTGATTATTCTAAAAAATCAATATCTACGCAAGTAGATGATATAAAGAATAAAGTAGACACCCCATCCGCGGATACAATAACCAAACCAAATATTAAATCCGTAGAAGACCACCTCGGCATAAAAAAAGAAGAACAGCTGGCACAAATAGAATCATCCATGTCGGAAATGAAGACTAAACTTCCAACTGAACAAATGTCAACCAAGTTCGGTAAGAAACCAACAACAAGTTCAGATCTTCAATCTCAAATAAAAAACGATGCCAAGGCTTCCCACGATTTTACGGAATCAACGAGCAAACAGATTGGAACTCCGGGAGTTTCATATGAAACGGAAAACAAAAGTATAGTTTATGACACGTATACTGACGAAGATGGTAGTATAAAAGAAGATACCTATGAACAAAATGAAAATAAAGAGTTTGAAAAAACTAAAAGCAAAACAAAATTTAAGAAACCAGTGGGAGGTCCACCCGCCGCAGAAGATGCGGATGAAGTAACCTCGTTTCACACAGGAGAAACTATTACGAAAGAAGAATTAAAAGGAACTGTCCTTGAAGGTGCGGACTTAAATGCAGTGAGTTTATTACACCCCAACGATCTTGAGAATTTAAAAGACACAGAGGAGGTTAACAAAGTACTTGCTGATGCAGACAAAGTCCATACCGAAAAATTTGAAACGGAGATAGAAAAGACGGAAAACAAGGTACTGGAACAACAGAGTGGTGGAATAATATTCGGAGTGCAACTTCCCACGACATTAAACGGTAATCAAATCGTAATGAACTCGGAGAGGATACTAATTTCAGCAAAGACACAAGAAATGGGTTTATTTTCCAAGAGAAAGTTTTTTATTACAACGGATGATGAGATAACAATGAATTGCAAGCAACGATTTGTTGTAAAATCAGACCGTCATGCATCGTTTGAAGCACCAACTGTACATTTGGGTCTATACACCACAAGAAACCACCCAACACTAAAAGGAGATTGTACAAAGTGGTGGTTGGACGATTTATGCGATTGGTTGGCCGGCCATTCACACAATGACCCCTACGTAACGACAGGAACTCCGGTTCAACAGGGAAGCTTAGCAGCTTTAAAAGCAAGAACCCCAACTTTATTGAGTGAACGGATATTTATATCTGGATAGAAAGGTTATATATACATGAAAAAATTAGAATTAGTTAAAATAATAAGGTCCGCCGTTCGGCAGGAACTAAACGCGTCGTTACCCAAGATAGTGGCGGAAATATTATCATCGTCTCTCGGGCCCAATGAGTCCAGTCCAGTAGAACTTGTAAAAGAAGCTCTTCGGACTGAAACCAAGGTGTCTCCCGTAAAAAAGAAACCTGCGACCAAACGATATAGTAATCACGAAGCACTAAACCAAGTATTAAACGAAACTGTGGGTGGAATTCCTACAGAGGGCCCACGGGTAGGTGAAGAACCCCAACTCACCGATCTCCAAGGTCAGGCGGTTGATGCCGACTCGTTGCCAGACCACCTAACAGCTGCACTAACACGAAACTACTCAGATGTTTTAAAATTAGTAGATAAAAAACGAGGAACGGTTGCATGAACAGAGATGTTCCAGTAGGGATAATGCTTCCATATACCCGCGGCAACTCGGGTTACTTTCAACAGACATATTCCGACATCGAGCGCGCTCACACAAATCTAAAAATGTTATTAATGACTGCAAAGGGTGAGCGTCCCATGATGCCCACCTATGGAAGTGATTTAAGAAGTCTTTTATTTAATCCGGGTGAAGATGAGTATGATGGACTCCTGGTGGATGCGGTACATGAGGCAGCGGACAAATGGATGCCTGAGATATCAGTTATTTCGGTTAGTGTCGATAGAGAGATAGATACTGCACCAAACACCGCGGTTTTATATATTACATTTATTATTTTATCAATTCCCGGATCACGGGAAGAACTTGAACTGGAGGTTTCATAAAATGGCCAATGATTTATATACAAATTCTGGTGTGGGTGGAAAAGATATAAATTACACAGGTAAGGACTTCAATTCCTTTCGTGAGAATTTAATAGAATATGCCAAGTCGTACTATTCATCCACATATAAAGATTTCAGTGAAAACTCATCCGGTATGATGTTTATAGAACTGGCCAGCTATGTGGGAGATGTTCTGTCCTACTATATTGATCATCAGTTCAAAGAGGGGTTTCTACAATATTCATCCGAACGAAAAAATATAATCAACCTTGCAAACTATCTGGGGTATAAGATAAGAACTTCGGTGGCCGCAACAACCGAAATTGAAGTGTTTCAACTGGTTCCGTCAAAAATAGGAAAATCCTCCCATGCCGAACCCGACTTTAGGTTTGCATTAAACATACAGGAAGGCCTCGAGATTTCATCAAGTGATGGCCAGTCCCCTCCGTTTAGAACAACTAAGCAAATAAATTTTAACGAAACGACTGACTTTTCTCCGCGGGAGGTGAGTGTATATGAAAGAGACGACGTCGGCCAACCAACGTTTTACTTGCTCAAAAAGACTGCACTTGCAAGTGCAGGAACACTACAAACCAAGACGGTAACTGTTGGTGAATCAAGTGAGTTTTATGAAGTCACCCTCTCCGACACGAATGTAATAGAGGTCTTGTCGGTAACAGACTCCGATGGAAATATATATTATGAAGTCCCCTATCTGGCTCAGGACACGGTTCCAGTAGAAGAATCAAATAATTACAAAAACAACCCCATTTATTCAAAATTTGCCGATTCGGTCCCCCACATACTTAGATACATAAAAACATCTCGTAGATTCATAACAATTGTAAACCCCGACAATACAACTACACTGGAGTTTGGTGCTGGTAGTGATAAGTTCGATGACGAAATAATAATTCCCAGTATAAATAATTTGGGAAAGACTTTACACACATCAAAAAACTTTGAGAATGCCATAGATCCAAGCAACTTCCTCAAGTCGAATAGTTATGGTTCGGCCCCATCAAACACAAATTTAACAATTAAATATTATGTGGGTGGTGGAATTGAGTCAAATATCTCAGCAAATACACTAAATACAATTCAATCAGTAGTTTTCTCAGAAAGTACCGAGTATCTAGACATATCCGAAAGAAAAGCATTTGATACAATAAAAAGTAGTCTCCGTGTAAACAACCCACTTCCTGGTATAGGTGGTAAATCGGCCGAGACGGATGAAGAAATCAGACAAAACGGACTCGCTTCATTTTCATCACAACAACGTGCAGTCACTCGGGATGACTATGTAATCCGGGCAATGTCAATGCCCCCCAAATTTGGAAGCATTGCCAAGGCGTATGTTTCCAAGGATGGAATACTTGACACCCGATCCCAGACTAATATTTTCAAGCAAGCATTTGCCGATGATGCGAAAGTCACTCCTAATGGAATGAATGTGGTTTATGGAGAACTCAACAACCCACTTGCTATCAATTTATATGTATTGTCATATGATAACAACAAATACTTAATTCCCCCCAACGAACTTATTCTTAAGAACCTAAAGACTTATCTAAGTAAATACAGAATACTCACAGATGGTGTTAATATAACAAACGCATTCATCATAAACTTTGGTATTAATTTTGAAATATCAACATTTCACAATTTTAACAAAAAAGAAGTATTGCTTAACTGCATCACGCAACTTTCTGATTTGTTTACTATTGATAAAATTTCAATAATGCAACCCATAGAAATTGGTGAAATTGAATTGACATTATCAAATGTTGCAGGTGTACGGTCGGTTGTTGATGTTGAGGTTATAAATCGTAATATAGAAGATGGGGAATATTCTGAAAACGAGTATGACATCACAGGAGCAACTGTTGGAAAAACAATATACCCATCTATGGACCCGTCCATATTTGAGTTAAAATATCCCGACAGAGATATAACTGGGAGAGTAATATAATGATAAAGTTTATATATCCAGATAAAGATTGTACAATTTATAGCAACTCCACCCGACTAAATACGGGTGCAGATGAGATTGTGGAAATAACGGCTGATTTCACCCCAACCCATGGACCAATCATATCAAGAACCCTCATCAGTTTCCAACAAGAAGATTTAGTAAAATTCAAAAAACTCGGTGCGAGGTTTGTTTTAAAACTCAAGGTGGTTAGTAGTCTTGAACTGGATCATGTATGCGAAATAGAAGCATATCCAGTTTCCGAGAGTTGGCAAGAGGGCAAAGGCCGATTCGCGGATGCCGAGCATACATATCCGGGTGCAACATGGATACATAGAAATGAAGCTCAGACGAGGTGGAGTGTTGACAAAGCAATTGAAATAGCCGGCGGTGGTGGTGCGTGGTTTTCGTCAGTTAAAAATACAGAATCTGGGGAAGATGTTACTATAAGTAAATCCCACAAACTTAATAAGGTCACATCCGATGTGGAACTTGATATAACGACATTTGTACATTACTGGATCTCTGGTTCAATTGAGAACCACGGAATTTTATTAAAATTTAAAGATGATACAAAATCTAGATCAGGAAATATTAAGTTTTTCTCATCAAACACAAACACGATATATTCACCATATGTTGAGGTGGCGATATTTGATTATGAATTTAATCCATATATTGAACAACCGGTGACAATTAAGTCCCTGACCCCCGATTCTCTTGATACTACGGGTTCTCTTGACACCGGTTCTCTTGATACTACGGGTTCTCTTGACACCGGTTCTCTTGATACTACGGGTTCTCTTGACACCGGTTCTCTTGATACTACGGGTTCTCTTGACACCGGTTCTCTTGATACGGGTTCTCTTGATACGGGTTCTCTTGATACTACGGGTTCTCTTGATACTACGGGTTCTCTTGACACCGGTTCTCTTGACACCGGTTCTCTTGATACGGGTTCTCTTGACACCGGTTCTCTTGATACGGGTTCTCTTGACACCGGTTCTCTTGATACTGGCTCTCTAGAGTCAACATCGGTGGAAACTATATTATCACCCGACTTAATTCAACTGAACTCGGAAAATATATCAATGTCAATTGGTGATATTAAAAACAAATATCCAAAAAATCAAATAGAAAAAATGAGAGTGGGTATCCGGGATATGTTTCCAAAAAAGAAGTTTTCCAACCGAATGAGATATGCTTCAAATAATTTTGTAGAGGAATCCCTATATTACTCCGTCAGAGATGCAGAAACTGAGGAGGTAATCATAGACCACTCTGAATATACAAAAATCTCATGTGATACCCAGGGGCATTACTTTATATTTGATTTCAGTTGCTTGAGTCGCGGCCGCCTGTATAAATTTTTATTAAAATACCGAGGCCTCGGCGTAGAAAAGACATTCACAGACGATAGAACTTTTATGATAGTGAGTTAATTATGAACACCAACATCCCAAATTACATAAAAGTATACGACCTAGATCAGTCCGATTTATTGGATGTGCTTGCGGGTGGAGATATAAATGAAAATATTGATTCCACTGGTAACCATATCATAGATGCCAGTAAAGACGACATCTCCAATTCTCTAATAAAAATAACACAATCTCGTATGGAGTTCGATGATGGTAAAATTGAACAAAACTATAACACAATGTTCACGGAATTCACAAACAACCTTCCGTCAGCGGACCTTGATTTAATGATTGAAGATGACATTCAGAGTGTAAGTGACAATCAACTTCGGAGAGAGGCCGTTCTGGAAACTCAGATTGATGAATTATCCAAGATTTTGGAACAGGAGGCACATCAGAACACTAAGGTAAAAGAAGATGCCGAGGAAACTTACAACGCCATGCGGGCCGTTATAATTGAGCAAAGAATTAAAAACAACGAAGGAAGCTCCGAATCCGACTTCACCGGTGCATTTCCGTTCTTACCAAAAGAAGCACCCTCGGCACCTGACACCTCATACGATCCCGCACCATTCGCGGCAAAACCTACATAAAAAATAAAGGGTTATGGAAACATTTTTTCAGCATACATACGCATCGAATGTAGATACCAAAACAAACTCTCTCCGTGGAAGTTTGATCCCAACCCAAGATTTTCAAAAAATTAGGGATGTTGAGCAACCTGGTATCAAGTTTGGTAAGAACGCGAAGGATGTTATAGAATTTTCTGTGTTTTCCCCTCGGAATGAAATTTTCGGTTGGAAACTTGTAGAACAAGCACCCAACTATATAACTAAGCAGTTTTCGTATAAAACACCAGCAGGAGAACTTAATACCAGAACCATATCTTATTTAGATACCTTGTACCCAACAACATCCGACCGCGGTATTTTAATATCACCGAAACACGAACTAGGACAATTGGGTGTAACGCAGGGTGAATTTAAGATTAAAATATCATATAGAAATGATATAGTTGGTTCTTTTGATAATCCATATAAGTTTATAATAAAAGACATATCTAGTTCTAGAACTGAAATTCGTGCATTCCCCCAGTCATTAAAAACTACACAAAACCCAGATCAGGTAGCATTCAATTTTGAATATAATAATTTTCTTAACAAACAAGTTGTAGTTGGTTCACTTGTGGACCGTGTCGGTGATTTATTGAAAACCGAGTTATTTACATCTGAATTAGAAACAAAGAAGTTTAGTAGTAACACATCCGACTACGACTCTTACATTAAAAAGATAGAGAAATCATTCTCCATATCAGAAATTGAACTTCTGAGGGAGTTGGATCAACTTTATATTTCACTTAGTGATTTCTATAAAAATTTTATATTTGGTAGTTCTAATTCTGTATTTAACAAAGAAAAATTTTACTTAGAATATATAAATTCAATTGACTTTACGTTGAATAACTTTTCACGTTTTTTACAAGAACCAAATGAAGATATAAAAGTATTCTATAAATATATGCTACTTCAAATGTTTGACTCTGCCTTGTTGGATAGTATTTTTTATGAGAAGTTCGATAAATATCTGGCCAATTTATTAAACTTAGGAAACGGAATAAGTGTACCGATTTTAAAATACACAAATTATACGGACGAGTCACTTGGTAAAAGTGCCAACGATGTTCTTTTAATTAAGCTCCTCACTCCACTCGACGAAGCAATTACCGAGGAAACGCAGTTTTACATATCACAGAACTTATATTCAGATGATATTATTAAAAACATAATCCTCAGAACAACACCAGACGATTCATCCCGTACATTTAAGTTAAGAGGCCCGGATATTTCTCAAAAAATAACAACCGACACCACAAAAAAATATACCCTACACGGAGATACAGATGGTCTGTTGGATGAAGACATGGGTTCGGCTGAAAAATATTTTAAGACAACAAACGATGAAGTGTCAAATCTTAATATAGACTACACGGATTTCAAAAATTTTGTAAAGTTTTCCTCCGCTCGTGCAAGGGTTGATAATTTTGTTTTAAAACTAACTAAAATTTCTAAAATAAAAACAAGAATAAACGACTATAATAGAAAAATAAACTCAATTGATAATAAACTATCTATGGGTGAGGTTGAAGAAACAACAGCACTGGATTCGATATCAGTAATGAGAACTGGTGATATTAAAAAACTATACTCTGAGATTTATGATATAATTTCAACATTTACACCATACGAAAAATATTTGTATTATGATAGTAGTGAGACTTCCTGGCCTCGGGAAACATCGTTTAGTTTATATGGTTTTACAAACGCAGTTTCACCGGCAAATGGTGTGTATAAATTACGAATGCATAGGAAATATGATCTAGATAAAGTTTTTACAAACGAAGTAGACCGAGCATGGAAGATCCAGTGGGATTCACTTATAAGTAAGTGGCAACTCTTTAATGAAGAGCTGGGTTTTCATATATACTCAAATACACAAAATTTAAGCTCTGGGTTTACATCAAACGAATCCGACAATAAATCAGAGGAAACAACAAAGAATCACGTTGGATTTGATAGACAAGAATCTGCGTTTAGTAGAATCTACATAGATGCGGAGTATAAAGACAAAGTGGCTATTTTTCCACCCGAACATATACCCACGGATATGAGTGACTTTAAGCAAACCGATGGGTTTGCTTGGTACAAGAAAACCGCGGCAGCTGCTGAGTTATATGACAAGCACAATGACGATTCCTTGAGAAATAGCATTCCTGAGTTTTTGGTAAGAACAAATGAAAATGATGACTTTACTTCATTCTTAAACATGATAGGAGAGCAATTCGATATTCTGCTCGTTTATATCGAGGCCATGACGGACATGGCAAGTGTAAGAAATTCATACTCAAAGGGAGTACCCAACCAACTTGTTTGGTTTGTAATGAACTCATTCGGAGTTAAATTTACAGGACGAGCGGTAGATGAATTGTCAATCAGTAAAATCTTTGAAGAAAATAGAAATACCGTCTGGAGGAGAATATTAAACAACCTGCCATATATTCTAAAAAGTTCGGGAACAGAAGAGTCACTTAGGGCGTTGTTTCGTTGTTATGGTATACCAGATTATCTATTTAGTATACGTGAATATGGAGGTATGAGGCACGGCACAGACGCCACCGATGACGATGCTACATTTAGAATTGACACCCATGATTATGCACTTAAATTTACCGAACCCGACCAATATATAGAAGTTCCTCTGCAACCCGATAAAGTTAACGAGGGTGCGGTGTCAATTGAACTCCGTGTCAGTATTGATACTGACGTGTTTAAAACTGCCAAAGAATATACATCATTTAACCCGGTGGAAGCCGGTAAGATACCAAGCAACATGGGGTGGGAGAAACCAATTGATAAGATTATAGAAGAATCTGATTTTCTAATTGGAAGCAAACGACCAAGATTTTATAGCAAGAGAGAATCTGATAATTCATATATACACCCCGGATGGGATGTCAATTCCGACATAGCACTTTCTTGGAAAAACTTCCGAGAGGGTGTGTCATTTTCTTATCCCAAAGTCGCGTCCGGTAATATACCCGCGTTTATGACAATTTATTCGGACGAGGCCAAGTTAGGAACGAATCACGGAGATTCACGTGACTACGACCCCATACACACTCTTGCAGAAATTGGAGCTCAAGAAACTTTAAATGGTCAAGTGGTCCGGTTGTTATTTAACCAAGGATTAAGTAATCACCAAAACACAGACAACAAGAGGAATCAGGATTTTTATATAGACTTCATGTTTCGGGGAACCACCGCAGGGGTTCACATGACGATATCCGAACTCAGAGAGGGTGGTTCACAAGAACTCCGGTTTCAGGGTTATTTCCCCATAATACACACCCCTGCGTGGGAGTTTGGTGTATACAGAGATGAGAATAATTATCCCGATGAATACGGAAAATTTTATTTCAATTTGAACAATTCTGACGGAACCTGTATGTGTCCTTCAACTTTATCAAATCCCATTTATTTTGGTGAGAATAAAGAATATGATATTTTAATAACCAAGTCCTCAGAAGACCACCACAGGGATTCAGAATTGAAACTTGTGGTTAAGAGAGTTTATGACGCCGACATATTGTTCGAGGACTCCAACTCGATTTTAATCTCAAGTTATTCAAGCAGACGAATTATGGAAACAGAAAAGTTTACACTTGGAAACTTCTATGAAGGTTCGTTTTTAGGAACACTTGATAGACTCCGGGTATACGCAGAAGAAATAAGTGAAAGTAGATTCACTAACCATATAAATCACAATCAGGGTTACGATATTGATGATTCGTTGAATTTAAAGGATAACTTGATCGTTAAGGTTAATTTTGATTACCCATATGACATTCACGGTGATATAGACAGTCCGGGTAAGATTAAAAATTATATCTTGGACGATGACGAATCTTATATAAGTGCAGTCAACTTCACGACCACAGATTTCCCATATGATTTTACTGGAAAGAGCAGACGGGAACATACTCGGTTGCCAACCTTCGGAGCTCAGGTATTTAATAACAATAAAATAAGAATTGAAGAGCAAACTAAGATAGCACCCCTTAGTCCCTTCGGCCGCTCAACCAAGAAAGCAAAGGATAGACATTCAGTAGATACAAATTCACTTGGGGTCTATTTTAGTCCGTCTGATATAATTAACCGAGAGATTATACGATTTATGGGTAACTTTGATTTGGGTAATTTAATAGGTGACCCATCTGACACCCACGCAACTTCGTATAGAAAACTAGAGAGCTTCAAAAAAATATTTTTTGATAATGGATTTGGTAATCTGGACATACAGAGATATTTTAATTTGATAAAGTCTTATATTGATCCATCTTTGTTTGAGAATATGGAAAAACTTATCCCTGCCCGAGCAAATCTTATTTCTGGGTTGTTGGTAGAACCCACTTTGTTGGAGAGAAACAAAATCATACCACCTCGGATTAGTTCACATTCATGGATTGATGAGAAAAAGAAAAAAAATAACAAGGAGTATGTAACTAATATTTTAAGTGTGAATTTTGACATATTGTCAACGAAGTCTAAAAATAAAAACATATCCAGTTTTGCAAACGAACGGAGTTATATCAAGTCATCTGGTGATGATTTCAAGTTAATGCACGAAGCTAACATCAACTCTTATGATAAAAAACAGAGTTATACATACGACTACAATTTTGGTGGATCGTTTATAGGAGAACATGAGTCGGATAAAACACGGGATGTCTTCGCTGTACATGGGTGTGTAGATATTAACAACACTCTATATAAGATTGAAAAGACCAAAACAATATTACAATTAGGTTCTGAGTATGGTGGTAGTCGGGTAGACTATGATGTGTTATTTAATGATGGAATACAGATAAGTGGATTCACCGATGGGATGGAATCTGCCAATGGTGTATATGAGTTTAAACTTCGGGGCAGTTCTGGGTTACCTGTGTTTACAAACGAGACCAGAAAGTGGTGGGTTTTCTATTCTAACTACATGGGTTCTTGGATAATTGCTTCGGATAATACTATTGGTGGTGGAAAGAAACTGGCCCTCGGAAAAACCAAAAATTATAAAAACTATACATGGATTTCCGGTAACAAACTTACAGATACTAACACAAAGACACCCGACTGGTTTAGCACCGGGTTTCGCCAATCACTCCCATCAGACAACCTCCCCGAAAAAAACACAGACTACTTTGCCCGAGTAAATTTCATATCAACATATGACAGATTTATAGATGTAGACGCATATTTGCAAGGTTGGGTCAATGTGGAAATGGTCGGAATATATCAGGGTACATACACAGAACGAACGACTGACTCCACCACAAACACCATATCAGACAACGTCTACCCCAAAGATCAATATGTGTTCTCTGGATCCAATGTGTATGCCTACCTTAACGGTACATTCAGAGGAAAGTTGCAAAACGGTTGGGTTGGTGGTGCAAGTGTCAATGAAACCGATGCAGATAAGGTTATCCGGATAGTTGGTGAGTTCAATGGAGTTAAATACGAGTCGTGTGAAAACCCACATTACACATCGGGTAACATCAACTCACTTGTGAGTTTTGCCAATCGCGATAAATTGGTTTTTGATTTTAGAAATTACGAAAGTGACACGGTTACATTTACACCCAAAGAATTTGATTCGGTTAATTTGGTTAAAATTCCAGAAGAACTGATCAGTAAAAATAAAATAGATTTTAAATTTCTAGGAGACTTCAAGGTAGAGTTATCGGGGACGTCCGACTCAGACAACTTTAGCAGTGGGGAGTATGCTAACACTCATGTGTATCAGACCACAGACACATTTCACTCTCCTGTTATATATGAATGTGATGTGAAGTTCGGTATAAGCATGAAATCGTCTGCTATTCTAGATGCAATACCCCTTGCTCAGAATATTGCCTTCAAACCACAAAAGAAACACCTCTCCAAAAAAGTAAACAACTCAATCCTTGGTCTAAAGTTTTCCCCCAACGGTAAGATTGAGGGAGTGGAAATATTAAATGTAGGTGGGAATTTTGTACCCGGTTATATATACAACGAATCGGGTAAACAAGAAACAAACAAGATAGTTGATTTTATGTCTGATATAGAGTCTAATGTAAATACGGAGATTCTGAATTCAACTGTAGATACAATCCAGCATTATATAGATACCGACGTACACTTTGGAATTGTTGTGATTGGTGGAAGCACAACCGACTTTGATGTAGCACTTTTAGTCTTGTTTGAAAAGAATACTTCATTCACCAACAAGATATGTAGTAATTTAAACTTAAATAAAACAAGAACAACAAAAATTAAGGAAGCAGTTTCATTTGAAACAACTTCTATGCACGTAGGTAAACTCCCACAATACATAAAAGATATAGAAATACTCACCTCGGGTCGTGGGTATGTGGGAACAGAGCAAGTCGTAATTGGAGGAACAAAACCAGACAATTGGAAAAGTTCATGGCCACAACGGGCCACCGTATCTGAGTTATTCATATTAGATGAAACAGATGGATCGATAGTTAGGGTGAACCCACACCACTATATGCTCACCGGAATAAATTGGTCATCCGATAACACTGTTACGTTTTCATCTACACCAACGATAACTATAAATAAACCAGACTTGAGTGACGATGAAGATCAACCACTCCCCAAACTTGCCCACGCCCGATGCATCACCGGAGAACCTACTCCCTTGGTAAATGTTAATGTGGATATTTTAAATTTTGGAAATTTACAAGTTGGTGACGAGATCGGCCGACCGTTAGATTCCGGAACGTCTATGTTTTTTAAGACCCAGTCAATGCTTAGATATGACACCGGGTTGGTACACTCTAAGCAAGTAAACATTCAAACAACAGACCGACCAACCGACTCAAAACTTGATATGTGCAGTGTAGTGTTGTTAACCAGCAATTCACTTACCGAATTTGAAGTTTATGTAGACACTAAATTAAAAGAGGTAATGCGAACGGATATGTGCGGAAACAACTCACCAGTCTCCTCAGATACCTATGACATCCAGGTATTAAATTTCGGCGAGGTCCACGAACCTGAACACGACATCACCTATATCAATAGTGGAGTCCCCGTGAATAATTTCTTTTTAATGACAAACGAATACGAGGAAGCTGAACTCCAAGGGAGTCTGGGCGATGATCAGTATGTAGATAAACTTTCCGCGGATTATACAAATAGAACTTCGACCGGGTTTCTTAGAATTTCTGGTTTTTATGGATTGGCCTCCTCCGCAAACGGTATGTATCAAATGAAAACCGATGTTGCATATTGTGATTCACCAAATACGAACAATCAAACACCAATTCCAACATATGTAAACGAAGGCATGGACTGGATTCTTGAATATGACGAACACACAGCCCACTGGGTTCTTAGGAATGTTAAAAACTTAAACTATATAGTATCAAGTACAAAATATATAGAAGATGGTTTCCTTGCCACCACCGATAATAATACTGGATTTTTTAATGGAGATGAACTCATAATATTGGATGACTACACCGTTGATCGTAACGGGGTGGTCTTTGATGAGGATATGAATATAATCGGCCATGAGTTTCAACATGCAGATGTTAAGGTTCATAATCGGTTTAAGATCACCCCAAACAAACTATTTTTTGAACTTAACAAAGGAAAGTTTAATAACTTTTTGATTTGGAAACTCAGAATTCAATCTCGCAAAAATGCTTCGTTTATATATGACATTCCTATTGTGTATATTAATACCGATTTTGAAGATGCATCCTTTTTAAGCAAATATGATCAAGTGCAAACCCGACTAAAAACACTTAACATCATACAATACCAAGAAACCAGTATATGTGAGTTGAATTTCCAAAACGCAGTTGATTGGAAAATTTCAGTTCCTGAGACATCATATGGGGTTTTCTCCAATGATGTTGAAATTAAAACCCACGGAAAAACTTTATTGTCTGCGGGGGTGTGTACCAAACTGAAGTCGCACACCAATACGGCCGGTCCGTATTATTATGTGGGTGGTGATATAGTGAACAAGTTCAATTCTAAAATAATGTTCTCTGATTATTATTCTAATTGGAAACTTGTATCGGGTAGTAATGAGGATACATTGCTTAGAAGCAAAAACTACCCCGCGGTGGGTATATACAAAACAACCACCAAAAACATAATAGGGGTGTGTAAATATGAAACCTATGGGTCTGAGTTGGTGGTTTCTGTGTCTAGGTTTGACCAAGAGTATTCTGATGCGAATGGTATATATCGAAGTGTCGGATATTTGTCCACGGGGGAGTATATGTTCCGAAACGAAAACAATTGGATATTTTTCACAACCAACAACGGAGACAACTGGACAATCCAAGACTCAACTAGGTATCCATCTTATATAATCAAAGAGGAAAACCAAGTATCTCAATCAGGAGTATACACAGATACATCGGGGTTGGTAAAGGTCTATGTTAATTTCGGAATTAAATTTGAATTTGAGAATAGTAGGGATTTTATAGGAGTCAATACCGACAACCTAAAATTAACTAGTCAGACCAATAGTCTCATGGTGTATACTCCAACTGGGTTGGAAAAGACCAATGTAGATGATGTCTCCCTTGATATTAAATTTGAGTGCATATACGCACAGACCAAAACGGATTATTATCAAACCATACCATGTGAGTCCCGAGCCAGTCATTTAGACCTCAGTCGGTATGGTGATTTAATATTTAATTCAAACTTAGAGATAGTTAATAACGATGAAACTGAAGTATTGAGCATAGAACTTGTTTCATCCAAAACTGATAATTTAAATAAAGAGAATAGTTCTATGCAAGTTTTGCTCTCTGATGATATGATAAGCAACGGAGTTATTAATGAAGATTTTTATTCTAATAGATTTGATTCTAATAAAAAATACTACATAGATGATTTGGTATATTACAATACTAATATGTGGAAGTGTAAAAAAGAAACTCCTGACAACCGCAGTGTCGTACCGGGGGTCGATTTTGATCATGATAGATATTGGGTAACCAACGACTCAAACTATTTTGTTGATATGAAAATCTCCATGCAAACCTCCACGAAAAAAGAAACCTACAAAACAACCAAAATCATACAGAAGCACTCCAAGACATACAAAACACCATTTGTTGAATTTTTCGAATCCAGAAGTTCTATTGAGTCTGGTGTAGATTTACCGACTGAGTGTTTTATTAAAAAATCATATGATATTGAAAAAGAATATCAACCGCATGATATATCTGCAATTGGAACTGGGGCGGATGTATTGGAATTCGGCCGACAAACAAAACATACAAACAACGGATATACAAGAAATACTAAAATTTCCGTAAACGGAGAAGACACCACTGTTAGCCAGTCGGGGTATTTGTGTAAGAAGCCTGCGATTGTCAGAACCCCAAAACCCCGTCAAAATAGTGGAGGCGTGGAGTTTGGTGACTCATTTTGGTTCAATCAGGATAAAGCACATTCTATAATAGAAACCAACACAGACTTAATGTTTGAGAAACCTGAAAATGACCCAATCGTTTCTTTTACATTTGAGGAGTACAACTTGGTAGATGAGGTCACACTTGTGGTAGACCGACTTGCAGGAGAACATATAACAGGTGCGAATGGAGAGTACACGAAGACAGATAGATCATATAATAATAATAATGTGTTTGTGAAGGGTGGGGTGTGGTTTATTTACAAAGATACATCTTGTTGGATATTAACAAATTCACAGAGCTTTGTAGACCCCGACACACTAAGTGCTTCTGATAGTGCATGGACTACTACGAATTCCGAACGAATTGATAGTGATTTAAACGGAAATCACGGAAGCAGTTCAGAGTTTATAAATGAACGAGGTGTGGTAGATGTTGTGTGCAAAACATCAATAACCCCCACCCCCGATCCCGAACCAACCCCAACTCCCGAACCAACCCCAACTCCCGAACCAACTCCAACCTCATGGGAGTCACCATCCACACCCGTCCCAGTGCTGACCCCAACCCCCTCAACTGACATCGGAGTGACACCGACACCAACACACACACCAACCCCAGAACCCGAAGAACCTACAACTACACCAGGTCCGTTTTTATTTGAATTTGATAACTATGCAATAACACGTGAACGATATGATCTATCAAACGAGGATTCCACACAAGTCGAGGCAAAAATTAAAGAAGATTTGTTTAATACCAACTATAATGTTGACTCAATTGCAACCGTAGAGGATTTACTTGAAGACGAATCACTTCTTGGAAAAATACCCGACGAGATAAAAACATTTAATATAAAAGTGGCAAACTATGTAAAGTTGGTAGGAGGTGATATCAAAGAGGGTTCGGTATCTAGTTATGCTTGGAACCCAGACGGAATATTGAAAAACGGTACACATAGATCATTTTATATGTCAAAAAGGCAAGGAGGTCGCCAACACACGTATGATAACCAATATCAGTTTGATGAGTATGGATATTATATAAAAAGTTGGTTTGGTCCCCGCAACGTATTGGTTAAACTAAAAAACCAAATTGAACGAGTTAAATACCCAACTGCAAGTTCTGGACTGCACGATGGAATTTTAATTAAATGGAAAGCATCTCCCAATGCAGATTATGTTAGACTAGAAAAGAAGGTCGGTGAGGAATGGGAAACAGTAGAAGATAAATTATCTCAAGTATACTCAGTTTCTGGATACATGGATACTTCCACATCCGAATCTCAGAGTGTGGAATATAGAATTATCGCAGTTGGTTCATCAAAAACCGAAGCAAACTCGGACTCATTTTTTGGATGGAAACTTGGAATGCCAACAAAACCTTCTCATATAAGTGCTTCTTATATGGACTTTTCTGATAAAATAAAAGTTGATTGGGATGTTTCTGGTATGACAAATACATTTAATAAGACAGCCGATTTTACAATATTGAGATCAGAGACAAATAATTTTGACGAGTATTCCAAGTTCACAACAATTGCCACAGGGGTAACTAAAACTCCATACTATGATATGTTCACCGAGTCAGATTTCGATGATAGGGTATATTGGTATATGGTTGTTGCAAACAACGCAAAATCCAATAACCTGAGTTCAAGTGAATATGAGGAAAAAAGTAACTGGTCAGATTCCGTGTCGGGCCGTCTAATCGAAGGTTTTAATTTCAGTCAGGAGGAATAATATGAGCACTATTCATAAAATATTTTCAAAGACACCCGATACGGTCGATGGTGTCTTGTATAATGGAAAGATAGTAAATGCGGGTGATAATCGGAATTTTAAAACTGCATTATTTTTTAATAATGAATCCACTAACATAGATAAACCCGTATCTTATGTTGATGTTAATTGTACCTCGTTCCGTTCAAATGAATTATCTTTATCTTTGTGGATGTACCCAAAGAAGACCAGTTTACCAAATGCCCCCATATTTGTAAATGAGAATGAGAATAATTTTACAGGGGTGTTCTATAACTGCGGTGAAAACGAAGGAGAACTTGGTGTGATGTGGAACGAAGACAAAAACAGCACTCCGACAAAAACTGGGATTTTAGTATCAGCTACTGGGTGGATACATTTGGTTTTTGTATTTAATGCAAATGGCAAGGTGAAATTGTTCGGCAATGGTGTTTATTTGAAGCAAATTGATTTGGGTAGGAGTCTTGATAAGGTAGATTTCTCTGGGATGAAACTGGGTGGATTCTGCGGCTGGGTAGATGATTTTAATTTGTATACGGATAAATTAAAATACGGAGGGGTGAATGTCGGACAATCTGCTCTGCAAAATATTGCCTATTTGTTTAATATAAATCGCATAACTGGGGACTTGGTTACACCTGTCGACATTTCGTCAGAAGAAAATAACGAACCATTCTACTACATACAACCTACAAAATACACGGATGCCTATAAAAATTACAAGTTACAGAAGATGTATAATCATGAGTATTATGAGGAAGAATCCTTGTATGAAATTGACGACGATACTAATTCTGGTGAAAAGAGAGTGGCAGACGGTTCATTTAGAACATTTTTAGGAAAGATAGTGGATAATCCCCTCACAGATAAATAAAAAGTCTTATATATAAATATTTATATGAAATAATTCCCCAACCAAATATATATTACTATGGGTTATTTAAATAATGAAACAATAACTGTTCATGCGGTTTTAACGAGAAAGGGACGAGAACTCTTAGCATCTGAGAACGGATTGAACATCACAAGTTTTGCGCTTGCAGACGATGAAGTAGATTATACACTCTATGACCCCAACCATCCAGAGGGGTCTCAATATTATGATTCTGCGTTAAGAAGCATACCTGTATTTGAACCACTCACAGATGAAACTCAGTGTTTGAAGTATAAACTTGTTACATTGCCCCCTGGAACAGAATACATACCCACAATTAAACTGGGTCAACAGAATATTATTATTGATAAAACATATAATGGGGTGATAAATATTACACCAACAACAGAACCTGTGTATAATACTACACTTGGATATACTGCGGTTTTGTCAAATAGAAATGTTGGAACACTGACGGGAACTGGACTAGATATTGAATCGTCTCAAACCGCATCTATATTTCTAGGTGACTCCTCAAGTGAAATGGCAACAACGGAAGTCGGATTTTCATTCACATTTAAACCAAATAAGAGCATAACAACGGATCAACGAGCAACCCTCACAATTATAGGAAACGAAAGTGGTGGTTCAACGTCAATTCCAGTTATAGTAACTGTGGTATCGTCTGATGAAAACTCCGAACAAGATTTAATGAAAAATTTCCTATGAGCATATACAGAGAAATTGAAGAAACTGATAAAGTTTTCGGCCGAGTAAGAAAAGTCTCGGCCGGATTATTTTCCACTGGGTTTGAGTTAACAGACTTTCACTTTGATAAAACTGAAATAAAAAGCAGTATATCGGGGTGGGTACAACCGGATATAGATAATACAGATAATCCGTCTGTTCATATTCAACCAGAGATAAATGAATTTGGTAATACAACCAACTATCCAACGGATAATTCTTCCGATGAGTCGGAAACCACTGAAATCAACAAAGAACACTGGAACAATGTATCCTTTGGTGATTACTATGTAAATGTATATAACGAAGAAACATACAAGGATGGTGTTCCAAACGACAACTCGTCCTCTCAATTTTCAATATCATATGGAAATAAAAACGGATATGGTTCTTTAAACGAAAGTAAATCAACATCGGCAACACAGGCCGTATATAATCAATATAAAAATATCTTATTGGGCCCTGGTGATTCTTCGTGGACATTTGCATTAGATTCTGCAACTGCCAATTTTAAAGACAGAGATTCTATTTATGTAATTAATTTTTCATCTGCAAACTTAAAAGAAAAGTTTGATCCGGGTAATTTAGAATTTAGGTTGTCGGTAAAGCACGGTGATATAGTAGAAACCGAAACATTCAGAGATGATAGTAGATTCTCTTCATCAAATTCATCAAGAAATCCATCCACCGGAAAAGTTTATCAAATCGTGCGAGGTGCAATTGTAGACGAATTTAGTGAAGACGCTAGATACGCAACCGGAACGGGGGAAGGTTCTGGGGAAGGTTTTGGATTCGCATATCCAGATTTGGGAATACTCATATTAAATCCATTTGCATTGTCATGTCATTTTGGAACGAGGATTGAAGAACGGCTAGTTGAGTTGGGTAACTCTCAAGAAGCATCCACGAAAACCAACACAGGTCGTCAGTTATCTTGGTATGGTAATGTGGACCCGAGTGAGTCCAGTGATGAAGATGGTTCTTCGGACTTGAGATATGGAACGGAGAGGAATCACCAAAACTTTATGAAGTTATTTGGTGCAATTAAACGTGGCTCGTCTTTCAAGTCTCGGAGCACAGAATATGTTCCATCTAAGCATTACTTTATACGAGTTAAAAATACAGATTTTAATTATAGCAACAACCCGTCTTTTGTTTATGGTGGTAAAGAAGCAACGCAGCTACACGAAGAAGGAAACGGACCTAACCGAGATTATTGGGTTGGCCGACTAAGACACGAAGACTTCATAGATGATCCGAAATCATATATAACAACCATCGGCCTGTACAATGGGGACAACGAACTCGTCGCGGTCGCGAAGCTGAGTGTTCCTGTTTTAAAAAGTTTTGATACCGAAACTCTTATCAAAGTTAAATTAGACTTTTAAAGATAACGTATAAATATTTAGATATAAATATATTTATATGTTGTGATAAAGATATTAAAATTATCAAATAAGTCTGTTAGAAGATTTACCACCAACAAAGAGTGGAAGTATAGTACACTAAGTTCTGATGACTCGTTGGTACTTGAACAGGGTGACGATATACCAATATTCCTAGATTCGGAGACTCAACTTGCAACCGAACAAAACAAAGCCGACTTTAAACTGAACATAACGCACGGTAAAAATATAAAGGGAACTTTCTTTTCCAAGGATAGTAAGTATTTTGATGAGAAAACTGAACCACTGAATTACGACGGGTCATATCAGAGGGTAGTGTACAATTCTATGAAGCACCTGTTCTACAATGAATATGGTCTAGCTGGAAATATAAAATATGATAAGTACTACAAAAACCCACTGAATGTATTTGGGGGAGAGTCGGGAAAATACACACCCCTCGATTTTAAATCAGACATAATTGGTCAAGACGATGATGGTGAACGTCGAGTTCTTGGTGACGAGGTAACTGTGTTGGAAATACCCACCCATGTGTTTGGTGAGAAGATCAAACCCACTTCGTTTAAGATAACTGATTATAGTTCTCCGTATGATGCAATAGAGATAACCGATGACGGAAACACAAATTTGGTAGTTGGTTCTAAGACATTCAATGAAATATCCGAAGTAGGTTTAAATAAATTTATAATTGCGGATACCGAAACTTCCTCGGCCGACAAAAAGATCAACATAGATTACACAGACTTAACCTATGGATATGTCGTAGCCTCTTCTGATGATTACTTTATATCCGGAGCCCCTATTTTAACAGACTCTCCCTCGGAACTTCAATCCGGCCGTGCGTCTTTGCATAAGTACGATAAATCAACAAAGAGGTTTGAACTCTTGCGTGAATTCTATTGTCCGTTTACTCAAAGTGGTATTGCCCACGAAACGGCGAACGATAATTGTCAGTTCATATTAACTGAACTTGGAAATATTGTAACTTCTGAAAATTCATTAATAAATGATAGCTTTGGAAAATCCGTTGAGTTGTGTGGGGATATATGTGCAGTTGGATCACCCAACTCTCATATAACAGGAAGAAACAGTGACCAAGCAACTGGTCATATTTTTGTGTATGATAAAAACAAAGGCGGGTCTGATAATTGGGGGATAGTAAATGTGTTTGAGGGTGATCCGTCTTCCGAGTTTGGTACATCAATTTCGGTTGATGGTGATTACATGGTGGTCGGAGCTCCTAATTTAAACGATGGTAACGGTGGAGTATATGTTTTTAAGAAAACGAAAAGAACCAAATCCCACCCGTGGATTAAGACATCAACCATATATGAATCATATAAGTGGAACGATGTCATCAAAAAATATGAAGGCCTACCAAAACAAGATGATGAAGACTACATCAAGTATCTGCGTAGACGTGATGTTATAGTTTCTAAAAAAATATTAAAAAATAGAGAACATTTACAAGAAAAGAAAGACTTGGGGGAAATAACCGAAGAAGAATACATTGACAATTTAACTACACCCGATGATTACAGTCAAGTGTTCCCGTTTAACTATTTGTACTCCCACGGGGATGATTGTTCTGAGGTTGCTGGCATTGAAAATATGTGGTACAAACATCGGTATTGGAATGCAAAAACACACCCAAGTGTAAAGTGCAAGATTTCGGAGGATAACAACTATTATCAAAAAGCAGTATGGCCCGGATATATTGCAGACGAGAATGATGGCAGTTATATACCAAACCCCGATCACGAACAAAATAAAGAAAATAAGTGGGCGTATCGTTGGAAAGTTCAAAATGTTTCTGGTGATAACACATCCCTTGGGTTATTTGAAGAGGATGAATTTGATTGCAACGATGAGGGTGTGTCTATGTTTTCGGGTCCAACTGTGAATACATTTGGAGATGCGAATAAGTATCCTGTGAATGAATATACAGAATCCCCAACAGGATCACTTGGAGATACTACATTTGATTTGATTGGAATGGTTCTCCCACCAACTAAATCAATACGTCGTTTTGGTGAGAATGTGAAATTGAGGGGGGATAATTTATATACATCAAATCCATCTACATCAACACCACGTTGTTATGCATATAGTAAACAAACTAACAAGTATGGGTGTGAGGTGTGGGAACTAACGCATACGTTATCCGATACAGGAATGATGGGTCATTCTACAAAAGAACCAACACTAACTCCATCTATCAATTCCGTGTCAATCAATTATTATGATTCTTATGTTGAAGTTGAGTTGTGTCCATCTATTGAGGATTATGCTACATGGGTATGGAAGTTGGACAGTGCATTGGTTGACGAACACAAAACAACTGGATCAAAAAAGATAGTTGGTGGTTCTCGGGTTGAGAAGTGTGACTCAATTTGCCCCCGTGATATAAATTATTTATTTCATGCAAGATATGATAAAATCAACAACAAAGACGCAGGCCAGATTCCTTCAAATTACGGAACATCAACGGATTTAAAATTTGAGTTTTTCCCATCCTACATCAAGGTTGATACACTTAATGTAGATTATGCCCACACCACCGACATGGGTGAAGTAAAAGTAATGTTTACAGTTGAATTATCAGAAACCAAGTCGTGGAAATATCAAATATCGGGCAATCCAATTATACATAATATGCTCGTCCAAAACGAAGGAGCAGTTACATCAGCTGAGTTTATCACATCACCTGGTGAATATACACTCACGGTATGGGCAATTGATTCCCCTGCACCACCCACATCGAATTATTCTAGGGATAAACGATTTTTTCGGATACATGAACCAACTGCAACCCCAACCCCAACACACGCACAGACCCCAACCCCCATACCAACAACCTCCACACCAGAACCAATCATAGTTGATCTCACACACCGAATCTCCGGTAGAGACCGATACATTCGGGACCACGACGATTGGGTTGACAGATCACCGAAGACATCACCTAAGTTTTTCAGCAAAGCAAGACTTTCAAACTCATTCTATAAGATAGATTCAATCGGTTCTCCAACTTCAACCCCTGATACTAACACAACCCCAACACCAGTCCCTGCGACAAACATCAGTCCAATTGGTTTGTCATGGAAAAACTTTAGAGAAAATATTTCATTTGTATACCCCAATGTCAAAGCAGGAACCAAACCTTCGTTTATGACAATATACTCGAATGCAGGAAAGACAAACGTTGGAAAATATGATCCGATACACACTGTTGCAGAAATCGGAGCACAAGAAACATTAAACGGAGAATTGGTTCGTTTAATTTTCAACGTCGGCCAAGGTGAATCTGAGTTCTATTATGAGTTTTTGTTTATGGGTTCTGTTGAAGGAACACACTTCACTTTAAACGAACTCACAAATAAACTTGATTATCAATATACCTTACCTGCCAATTTAGGTAACCACATATCAATTTCATCCGCATCTTTTAGTGACACATTTCTTGATAATAAATCTAACGCCAAGTTCTTCAGTAAAGGTGAGACTGGATTGTCTTATGTAGATTCAAGTGCTGATGATAATACAATTGCATTGTCTTGGAAAAACTTCCGAGAGAATGTTTCGTTTTCGTATCCAAGTGTCAAAGCAGGAACAAAACCTTCGTTTATGACAATATATTCAAACGAAGCAAAAAACTCTGATGGTAGTTACAACCCAATTCACACTTTGGCTGAAGTCGGAGCTCAAGAGACATTAAATGGAAAGAAAGTTAGACTCACATTCAACACCGGATCTATCGGTGGTGATGAGTTTTACTATGAGTTTTTGTTTAGAGGTTCTGTTGAAGGGACTCACTTCACTTTAAATGAACTTAGGGATAAGTTTGATTATGAATGCACACTTCCACCAAACCAAGGACATATCAAGTCTATTGCAGATGAGCAGTTTGATGACTTTTTATCGGCCCACGCAGCTGCAAAATTCTTTAGTAAAGGTGAAAATGAACTATCTTATGTAGAACCACACACAGACGATGATACACTTGGATTGTCGTGGAAAAACTTTAGGGAAAATGTTTCGTTTTCATACCCAGCAGTAAAGGCCGGAACAAAACCCTCCTTTATGACCATCTATTCAAATGAAGCACGACAAGAAGACGGGGGTTATGATCCAATTTATACACTCGCAGAGATTGGTGCACAAGAAACTCTCAATGGAGAGACGGTTAGACTTACGTTTAATACAGGGTTTGTGGGTGGTGATGAGTTTTACTATGAGTTTATATTTAAAGGAACTCCAACGGGTACTCATTATACTTTAAGTGAGTTGAGAGATGTTGTAGACGATATGCCGGAACTTCCTGCGAACCTGGGAGTAATACGAAAGATAAGAGACTTTAGAACGAAAGATATTTTTAAGAAGTGCAGACAACCCAAGTTCTATTCCAAGGGTGAAAATGAATTGTCGTATGTGGATCCCTGGTCAACCACCGGAACAATTGCGTTGTCTTGGAAAAACTTTCGGGAAAACATATCCTTTTCCTACCCACCTGTAAAGGCAGGAACCGAACCTTCCTTCATGGCAATTTACTCAAATGAAGCAAAGCAAGATGATGGCAGTTATGACCCACTTTATATGCTTGCCGAGATAGGGGCTCAAGAAACACTCAATGGACAAACCGTAAAATTAATCATAAACGCAGATAATTGCGAGGCCGACAAGACTAAATATTATGAGTTTATGTTCCGCGGATCGCATGAAGGCACTCACTATACTTTAAATGAACTTGTCACAGAACTTGACTACGACTGCACACTACCACCGAACATAGGAACTTACGTATCTATCGATGAATTCTCCGATGAGAATGCAAAGTTTTTTAGTAAAGGTGTGAATGCGTTGTCTTATGTAGAACCCTGGTCAGCTGCCGATACAATTGCATTGTCTTGGAAAAACTTCCGAGAGAATGTTTCGTTTTCGTATCCAAGTGTCAAAGCAGGAACAAAACCTTCGTTTATGACAATATATTCAAACGAAGCAAAAAACTCTGATGGTAGTTATGATTCTATGCACACACTTGCTGAAGTCGGAGCTCAAGAAACTCTCAATGGAGAGACCGTTAGACTTACTCTTAATACGGGGTCTGCTGGGGGTGCTGAAGTTTATTATGAGTTCATGTATATTGGTTCAATTGAAGGCACTCATTTTATATTGAATGAGTTAAAGGATAAGTTTGAGTATGACTGCACACTTCCACCAAACTTTGGAAGTTATGTTTCATCCGATGATAAAAAATTCTTTAGTAAGGGTGTGGGAGGAATACCATATATAGAACCTTGGTCACCAACTGGTACTATGGCGGTGTCTTGGAAGAACTTCCAAGAGAATGTTTCATTCTCGTACCCAGCAGTCGACACCGGAACGGTAACAACGACCATGAGCATTTATTCTAACGATGCAAAGCAACCTACCGGCGGATATTCCCAATTAAAGATACTTGCTGAAATAGGTGCACAAGAAACTCTAAATGGAGAGAAGGTTAGACTTACTCTTAATACTGGGTCTGTTGGAGGTGATGAGTTTTACTATGAGTTTATATTCAAGGGTTCTGAACTTGGTACACATTTTACATTAAACGAACTCAAAGATAAGTTTGAGTATGAGTGTACACTTCCACCAAACCTTGGTGGGTATGTAGAGTTGGGTGGTCTTGATTTTGAAGATTTCTTACTGAACAGGAGTGAGGCAAAGTTTTTTACAAAGACCCCGTACCAAGACTCGTATTCAGAATCAACTCTTTCTGACGATACCATATCCTTGTCTTGGAAAAACTTCCGAGAGAATGTTTCGTTTTCGTATCCAATTGTCAAAGCTGGAACAAAACCTTCGTTTATGACGATCTATTCAAATGGAGCAAAATTAAAAGACGGTAGTTACGATCCACTTTATACCCTTGCAGAAATAGGCGCACAAGAAACCCTCAATGGTCAAAAGGTTAGACTTACTCTTAATACGGGGTCTGTGGGGGATGACGAATTTTATTATGAGTTTACGTTTGACGGAGATGTGGACGGAACACACTATACATTAAATGAACTTATCGACAGAGATGATGAACACTTTCAATTGAATCGTGGGACTCATTTGGAGAAGATCTATATCGATGCACTGAAACCCAATAAATCATCTCATATTCAAAAGCAGAGGATTGAGTTTGTTACAGAGCAATATGCTGAAAAACTAACAAGAGAATATACCGAGCAACTTATTGGAGTAAAGTCGTTTGGATGCCTTCCGGCAAACAAAGGTACCCCGACAAAAAACAACATGTCCCGAGTACCTGATGATATGCTTCAAAGTGGAGCAGATGCCCAATGGTATTCACGGAACGAAGACCTGTGGTATAAAGAAAATTCAAATCTTCAAAACGAGATTGAAATTAGTTGGAACAATGTTAGAGAAAATGTATCGTTTCACTACCCAACAAAGGTCGCGGGTGAAACCCCGATCACGATGAAAATTTATGCACCGAATCACAGACTGAAGCAAGCATTGCCTGCTTCTGGCCGAGACTCACAAGTACATATACCAGACTATATACTCGCAGAGATAACTGCAACTGAAACCCTAAACGGAGAGGTTGTACGACTAACTTTTAATACTGGGATGGACACTGAGTTTTTCTACGAATTCCTTTTTGACGGAACATCAGAAGGAACACAATATACACTCGATGAATTATCATGGAAACCATCCCCACGACTTAAAACACCGTTATTAATAAGGTCTCCTGAATTTGAACATTGTAAGATTAGAATTGATAAGGAATCTATTGGTTCTGGGTTTCATGTGTTACACTTGGCACTTGTGGATGCTAATAACATACCCATTGACGATGAATCCACACTTGGATTTTTTAATAACCCCACATTGTATGACACGCAACCCAGACAGATGTTAGTTAACAAGACATTTAGGTATGGGGATATAAAGTCGGAATTCGGAACTGCACTCGATGCTTCGGATGAGTATTTAATAATTGGAAACCCATCCGACAGAGAATACTCACCACTAAGTGACCAAAGAAAGGAATATGAAGCTGGTGCGGTTTTTGTATTTAGGTTGAGTTCAAGTGGTGGGATCGATTTTTTCAAAAAGGTATACGGAGAATCAGACTCTGAGGTATATTTTAATTTCAGATTTGGGTGTGATGTGTCCTTACTCGGAGACAACTTTTTAGTTGGAGGATATGCAGATGAGTATTCGGACATAAGTATAGTAGAGTCAGGTTCCGAAAAGAAAGTGGAGATAGAGGATTTTATCTTTGGTGCATCAAAATTTACAGATGACTCATATGCAACAACTGAAGTACTTATTACAAACTATCAACACGACTTGAATTCAGAATTCGGTGATGTGGTCATTAAAATTGATATAGGTTCACTTGATATTGATAGAACTAAACTATCTGATATTGAAGTCCGAGCAGATTTCATCGACACCGGCCGTGACACTATCCGAATAGAGGAAGTCCGTGGCCACGGTACAGATGGTATAAATGGTGTGTATGTGAAAATGAAGAACCCCATTAATGTTAAAGATGGGTGTGATATAGAAGGTAGTGAGAGCAGCCGTGTTTATATGAGTAAGAACGGTTGGTCGATTTATTGGGAAGACATACGGGACACATGGGTATTGACAGACACACCAAACACTTCGCATGAGTATCAAGAAACATTTGCGTGGAAAGATTACCACCGGGCATTTGACCTTTCTGTTGGTCTTGATGAGTTTGATATACTATCAACGGAGAATCTGTCTAAATTGTTTGAACTATATGAGGTTACGGACTCCACCCAAACCAACACATGGAAATCTCGAATACAGAACGTATATCCAGAAAATAAACTTCTTTACATTGATTTGATTATTGAACTTGAATCAATTGGTACATTGGATATCACAGAAGATGTGGTAAAGAAGTTATTTAGTTTATATAGACTCCACTCGGTCAAGAGAATCGGTTCTGATATAGAGGCCCGGTGGTTGGGGTCTATGGAAACGACCAAGAGCATCTTACCAATAATAAATGAACTAAACGCAGTTAATTCAATTTATGTGAATTTTGAGTTGCTAAAAAGAACTATTTTCGAATTATATAAGATTTCCGATGGTGATGTGATGATATCATGGGCCAAGAGACTTGGGTATAATTACACATTGACTGATGTATTATCCGAAGTCAGACCCACGTACTATGACAAAATAAATAAACGGAACTTAAATATATTATTCAAAATACATGGTGTACCCGTTGGGGAGTTCCGTGATAAATGGGAATCTCGTATAAATCTTGGGTTTTTATTGTGTGACGTATATAGTGAAATAACTAATCGTAATACCATCAATTTCTCGATGTCATCCCAATCATCGTCGATGGATATGCCAACCAAATTCACACATGGGTTCGGTAGTTTGGAAAACTTAAACATAAAGGTTACTTCTAACAACGACACCACCGGCCAGAACGGTTCACTTGCATGGGGAATATACCGAGACGAAACAAGAATAGTGGGCTCGCAGATTCATATATATGTTAATATGTTGGATAGTATAGACTTTCCAGATTCAATCATATTTGTCTATAATTCTATTAAGAATGCGGTTAATGGATACGCATATTATTATAGTATACATGAGGGTGAATGTAATCGTGTAAAAAGACTAAAAACGAACAAAGGAAAATATACGTGTAAAAAGCAATATGGTCACTCGGTTTCGTTGAGTAAGGATTTCCTATATATAGGTTCACCCATTCTTGGTAATTTTAATATAGATAACTTGGTGACATTTGGTTTCTCCCCGATTGTGTCGTTCGGAACTTCGGATAAAATGTTTCTTGAATACGATGAAATTCATCCAAAATATATAAATGATTTGAATAAAAACGTAGTTGGTTCTGTTATATCATATGACCACTCTGCACTACGAGATGATAAAAAATATTTTCTTGGGAATGTTTTTTACAAAAATGGAATTATATCACTTACTGATACTGATGGTTATTTCTCTAACATATTAACTAACAGTGGTTCGTCTGGGTTTGAATTGGAGTTTAAGTCAACTCAAACTTTATATGAAAATGAAATAGTGTGTAAAGTAGACCCACATGAATTCAATTTTAGTACAAACCCAACTTCATTGGTGGGTGGAAGCATTGAGTTTGATGTAAACGAAGATGGCAAATTTGACATCGCTGACGTGACTTATATATTCAAGTATATCATGGGAGGGTTGACGATTAGTGATGTGGACCAGCAACTCATAGATGAAGAAAACAAGTCAATCGCTGTAAGTGCCACATCTCGCAACTGGCCAACCGAAGACATAGTTCTAACAGAATCCGAGGATGTTTTGTTAATGGATTTGTTTATGAACTCCGATTTGAATACGAATGGGCCCAACTATAATAGAATTGTTGCGAAACTAAAGAAAATGTATTCCGCAGGCGAATTTGATATAGATGGAGATGGTGTAACGTCGACAGCTGACGCAAAACTCTTAATGAGATATTTTATAGGAAGAACGGGTCTCCAACTTACCCGCGGGTTAGTAGATGGTTATGGGGATGCCACCCGATACAAATCAGCTGATATTATCGAGTATTTAAACGAGAAGACTGGAAAAAACATAGGAAGACGCATACTGTCTGATTTTAGGGACTATGATGAAAACGACAAGAAAGACTCCCTTGGAAGTTATCTAGCACCGTATGCGACCACTGTGGGGTTGTATAGTGGTCTTGAGTTGGTTATGGTTGCTAAACTAGGCAAACCAATTAAGATACTTCCCAACTACCCTATAAACTTTTTGATAAAATTTGATAGTTAAACAAAATTATCTTATATTTATGTAGAAGAACTTATAGAACTTAACTATTAACCGAGGAAAAATATTATGGCCGCACCAGACCCAGCTGCATCAAACGCAAGAGCAGAAACACTTACCAATCCAGCAGGACGCTGGTCAATCAAACACGCCAAGGGCCTCGAAGATTTATACAAGAACGCCGCTGGAAGTATTTATACTTGCATGGGTGGTGGAAATCTACCTGGTGGAGCACAATCCCCTGGTTTGAATGAACAAATTGGTTCGGGTATGAATTGTTACGGCAAAACGCAAAGTTTCTTCGGATACGGCCGCGGCAATGATTCCAAAACCTCGGACGGAAAGAATCGTGGTGTTAAAGGTGGTGAAGGAACGGAAAACGTTGCCGGTAAAGGCAGAAACCAAATACCAAGACAAAAGGGATCAATCGACATCAAGGGATTTACAACACACAGAGTACCAATGACAGACCATGATTACGGAGCAAATGCAGGTGCCGTTCAGTCTTTGGCCGAATCAAGTTGGTACACTACAGGCTTGACCTCAGCCACCGTAAAATATGGCACTTCGATGACAGGTCTTGACGGCCGTTCGGCCAGCACCCGCGGTATCAACAGTGCCAGAAAGACGCATGACGCCAAGGGAATGGGTAATAGTTCCAACAAGTACTAATTAAAGTCTTGCGTTTCTTGCGTTTGTGGCATAACATTAAGTTATGCAAAAAAAATCATATTCCTTGGGACTTGATATAAGTTCAACGGTTGTTGGGTATTGTGTATCAACATCTAAGAAAAATATAACTGAAGCAGGTTATATCGATATCCACAAAGAACCCACTATTAGGGACAAAGCACATAAAGTTGCCCAGACTCTGGAGAACTTGGATGGAGTTCCTGATATAATAATCATTGAAGAAAGTTTAAGTGGTTTTGGTGGAGGACGAACGAGTCAGCAGACTATTGTAAAACTCGCAAAGTGCAACGCAGTAGTAAGTTATGTAGTTGAAGCAATTTATGAGTGTGATATTGAACACGTAAATGTATCCACTCTCAGAAAGGCCGTTTTCGGCAAAAGTCGTGAGAAGGATGTTGATAGCAAGCAGTTCGTACGTGAACAACTTGAGAATATGCTTGATTTATCTGAGTTTGTTGTCTATAATAGTAGAAAAAATTATGATAAAAAGAACTATGATATGTTGGACGCGACCGTAGCATCTCTTTATCACTGGTATAAATAACACGATGGGGATTTCCGAGCAGAAGTTGCTCACACTATTACAAAAAGTTCTAGGTGAGGGCAAAATGGTTTCAAAAGATGAGGCAATGTTTGTGTGTCCGTTTTCCCACCACAGAAAACCCAAGTTGGCAGTAAATCTAACCACACAATATTGGCAAAGTTGGATTGATACGAATGCCAAGGGAAGAAGCATCTATACGTTGTTTAAGAGGTTACAGGTTCCAAGCAATTATTTTGCGGAACTTTCCAAGATTGTAAAACTTCCCAAGAGCATGAAGTTGGCAGATACTGAAAAACAATACGTATCATTGCCTTATGAGTTTAAAAGATTAACCGAAACACATAAAGATTTTTCTTACACAAAGGCAATGAACTATTTGAAAAATCGTGGCATTAAGTCATATGACATTGAACGTTACGACATTGGATATTGTTCGGGTGGAGATTATGGTGGCAGAATTATTGTTCCGTCATTTGATGTGGATAACAAATTAAACTATTTTTTAGCAAGAGATTTTACTGGTTCCGCATATCTAAAATACAAAAACCCACCCGTTAGTAAGGATGTTGTTGTATTTGAGAATCAAGTAGACTTCTCCGAACCACTTATTTTCTGCGAAGGAGTATTTGATGCAATTGCCATTCGCAGAAATGCGATTGCGTTGTTGGGAAAGAACATCCCAAGTAAATTAAAAATGCGACTGATAGAACATGGAGTAAAAGAAGTCAGTATTGTATTAGACAACGATGCCTATAAGAATGCATTGGCCATGTCCGAGTCGTTGATGAACGACAACATCCAAGTTAGATTGATTAAAATGGGAAAAGAAGATGCCGCGGACTTGGGATTTAATAAGATTATTCACAGACTCAAACATACAAATCTACTTGATTTTGGTGAATTAATGAAACAAAAATTATGCATGAACTAAAATCTGATCTGAAGAATGTTGAGAAAGTATATCATTTAGCAGACATTCACATAAGAAACGTAAAACGACACACCGAGTATGTAGGTGTATTTGAAAACTTTTACAACCAAGTAAAACAGGACAACTATGACAACGCATTGATTTTCATTGGTGGGGATATTGCTCATGCCAAGACGGAAATGAGTCCTGAGTTAATTAAGCAAATTTCTTCATTTTTACGGGAGTGCTCCAAATTACATCCAACAATCGTCATTGCGGGAAATCACGATTGTAATCTAAATAACCCAGACCGATTGGATGTTATATCTCCAATTATGGATATGATGGATGACGATGATTTGTTCTATCTGAAGGATAGTGGGGTGTATAAAATCGGAGATGTTGCGTTTGGGGTATTTGGTATATTTGATGATCCGGCAGAATATGTCAACGGTCAAGATATTGACGATCCTGAGATCACAACAAAGATTGCAGTTTATCATGGTGCAGTAAAGAGAAGCATGACGGACATAGGATATGTCGTGATGGGTGGTGACATAGAATTGCCTATGTTCAGTGGATATGACATTGTTATGCTTGGGGACATCCACAAATATCAAGAATTACAAGAATACCAAACTGAACATAGATTCATTTCAGAGAATGCGGTAGACGAGTATAAACTTGAAGGGTGGTATGTGGCAGATGAGTAGAGTTTTAATTAGATGTAGGAATATTGAAATAGGAGATATTCTATTTGCAAGTAGTATTGCCAAAAAACTTAAGGAAGAAAATCCAGAATACTCAGTTGATTTTGATTTGAATTACTTGCAACCGATTGAACTACTTCAGAATAATCCTTATATTGATAACGTTTATTACAAGGAGAGTGTTGGGCCATATGATGAAACATTTGAACTTACGGATGACCCCCGTACACTAGACCCATACAAATCAGCAGTATCTCAGTTTCAACAAATGTGTAATATAAAAGATCCCGACGATACATTTGAAATTTTCACAAACACATCAGAAGACTATGCCATCGGCCGAAGCATGGGGGAGTTGATCAACATAGGTGAATGGCAACCTAACTTTATTAAAGTCTGTTATGTCATGGATTGGGAACGAAAGAGTTATTTGCTTTCTGAGGAAGAAGATGAACTCGCACCCGGATCTCCAACAGGAACTGGATCCGGAAGAAGTCCCCGGAAGTTAGATGATATATTGAAACCTTTATATAAACCAAATATCATGTTGTTTGCAATTGGGATTGAATCCAAACTTTCCAAAGCATTCCCTAGTATAAATTCGTCAAGCAAGTTTTCATTCACCGCAAGTTTGATAAAAAACTCCAACTATGTCATAGGTCCTGAGGGATGTTTAACAAATATGTCGTCTGCACTCGGAGTTCCGACAATCATAACCACGGACTACATTCATCAGCTGATCACCTCCAAAGGCTTGGAGTGGCCACAAGATGAAGCAGCTAATTTAAATAATTTAAAATGCAGGCCTCCGTTTCTGGGGCCCTGTCAATATTTCCCAAAAGCAAATCATGTTCATTTGAATCCTTTTTTAAGTGATACCAAGGTGGGTGAGAAAATTTTAGAAATTGTAACAGATGGAAGATAAAACTACATATATAAAAGTTAAACGGCACAACGCAAACAAACCGGTTGTGGTCTATTCGGGAAGCATGATTCAACAGAATCATGGAGAAAAACCACATGGTCATGGATATGTGTTGTGGGATTTACCTAAACGGAAACATACCCATCACGAAGTTCATAATGAATATGGATATTATACAATAGAAGTTAGAGATGGTGAATGTGTAAGTGACTTGACCCAACTACCAAACAAAGCTAGATTGCGTGTTAAAGTCTATAACACAACGGCCACGGAAACCAAAGAGATTATCGCCGACATCCGCAAGAGAACAAGTATAAGTGACTTGAATGTTACACGATGCGATGCAATCTCCGAGGCAAAGAAGTATGATCGTGAGAATAAGTTTGATTTCGGTGATATATCCTTACTGCAGGTTCAAAACGATTTGATAGAAGATTACCTCCGCAGAAACTTCGTGGTGGATGACGATCAAGTTAAAACTGCACTTGATATAAACAAAGAAGTAAATGGCAAGTTGATTGTAAAGGAAGTCATTAGAAATTGTATATGGAAACCAAAGAAATTTGAATTTGGAAATATGTTTAGCTATGGACCTGACAATGTAGTTGATTTTACCAATATGAAAAGTGTCCTCGGTTTGTTTGCATCAAATGCTAGTGGTAAGAGTAGTGTGATGAGTGCGTTGAGTTTTTGCCTGTTTGACAAATGTGATAGAGCATTCAAGGCCTCTCATGTACTCAATACATTAACTGATTCCTTTTATTGTAAACTTAATTTTGAGATTTCTGGGGTAAATTACTTTATAGATAGAACTGCATCCACTAAAAAGAATGGTGATGTAACAGTGACCGTTGATTTTTGGAAAATCGATAGTGAAGGAGACCGAGTTTCTTTAAACGGAGAGCAACGTTCGGGCACGAATGCGATGATCCGTGATCATGTTGGTTCATATGATGACTTTGTGCTTACTACATTAAGTTTACAAAACAACAATGCAATTTTCATAGATAAAAGTCAAAGTGAACGAAAAGATCTATTGGCTCAGTTTATGGGGATTGATACATTTGATCAATTACACACTACCGCATCGGAGGACATTAAAGAAATTAACGCACTGTTGAAAAGATTTAATCGTGAAGACTTCGATCAGACTCTGGACGCAATTCAGACAAAACTAGAGGAAGTAAACAACAACTACTCCACGCAGGACAATAAGACAAACATAGCACTATCTCAACAACAGAAGTTAAATAAACAACTTGCGGATACAAATTCTCAATTTAAGAACTGCACATTTGACGAGTCTTCGGTTGATATAGATAAACTGGAGTTCAATAAGAAGAATTTGAAAGAACGACACGTGGTAGCAAATAATAACAGGGACGATGAATCTGATAGAAAGAAAAACCTCGCAACCAAACGGAAAAAAAACTCAGTTGAACTTGTTGAACTTGCTGGGGTTGAAGAGAAGTATGTTAATGTGCTTAGAATTCGTGAGGATATAACGTTGGTTGAAAAGGATTTGGCAGTTTTGCGAACCTCTGTTAATGCAAAACTTGATAAACTGAAGCACTACGATAGTCACGAATATGACCCCAACTGTAAATTTTGCGTAAACAACTCAAAGAACCTTATCGCGAGTGCAGCTCAAACGAAGGAGGAGTTGGACAAGGATAAAGCAGCTGCCGATGAGTTAGTAACTCAGAAAATCGCACTTTCCAAAACACTTGATGAATATAAAGATGTCGAATCCGACTATGGAAAGATGGGTGAGTTAAAAACAGAAACAACCCAACTTACTTATGCAGTTAATGAAGCAGATTCAAAAGTTCTTGCACTATCTTCTATGATAGAATCTCTTGAAAAGGATGTAGTTATCAACGACAAGAGCATCAAAGAATATTACGAATGTAAGGATATTATTCTATTCAACAAGGAGTTGCAGATTCAAGTAGACGAACTTGAGGTAAACTTGTTAAAAGTAAACGGAACGGCAAATACAGAAACTGAAAAATTACAAACCTTGTTCGGTGAAGTTAAAATTATTGAAAAAGAACACGAAGACATCGTCGCATCAATAGAAGAAGCCAAGACATACGAAAGAAAAAAACGTGGTTACGAGTTATATCTTGATGCAGTAAAACGAGATGGTATTTCATATGAACTTATATCCAAGACAATTCCAAGCATTGAAAGTGAAGTTAATAATATTCTTTCTCAAATCGTTGATTTTGGAATGCAACTTGAAATGGACGGAAAGCATATCTATTCAAAGATTACATATGAAGACCGTCATTGGCCACTTGAAATGTGCAGTGGAATGGAACGATTCATCAGCAGTATCGCAATGAGAGTCGCACTTATCAACGTAAGTAGTTTACCACGTTCTAATTTCCTTGTTATTGACGAAGGATGGGGTTCGTTGGACGGAGACAACATAAGTAGTGTATTTAACCTGTTCACCTATTTAAAGGGGCAGTTTGAGTTCGTAATGGTTATTAGTCATTTGGACGTAATGAGGGATATGGTAGACGAAATTATAGAAATTCAAAAAGACGGTTCTTTCAGTAAGATAAAATACGAAGCATAAAACATATTTAGATATATATTTATTATGTACCTAACGTGTATTTATGATCAATTCCGAAGAAAATCAAGAAGTCCAAGAAGAAAGTCTTATCAAGGCTGGTCTTCGAAAAGGATATTTTACTCTCGTAGAGGGGGTATATGATCCTGGTATTTTAAAAGCAGTATTTTTAGCAGGTGGTCCTGGTGCAGGTAAATCGGCGGTAGTAGATACCGTTTTTAATACAACACCCGAAGTAAAGTCATTAACTTCAACTGGATTAAAAATTGTAAATAGTGACAGTTCGTTTGAGCATTTGCTAAAAAAAGCAGGACATAGTTTAGACTTGGGTTCACTTGATGATGATGTATTTCAAAAAATAACAAGTGATGATCCGAATTCAATTCGTTCACGTGCCAAAAATATTATGCTTAAACAATACGAGCATTATAAAAATGGCAGACTTGGTGTCATCGTTGATGGAACAGGTGATGATTATGCTAAGATATCAAAACAAAAGAAAGAGTTGGAAAAACTTGGATATGATTGTTATATGGTATTTGTTAATACCACACTTGAAGTTGCACAACAAAGAAATGCGTTTCGTGCAAGAAAACTTCCACGTAAAATTGTGGATGCTATATGGAAAGATGTTCAAAAGAATTTGGGAAAATTCCAAAGTTCATTCAAGCAGAATTTTACGATTATCGATAACTCAGAAGATTTAAGAAGCAAATCGAAATCGGGTAAACTTAATCTTGCTCCCTTTATATTAAAAGCAACCGCAAAGTTCATCGGAAAACCAATTAAAAATCCGATTGGTAAACAATGGATTACTTTGATGATGAAGCACGATAACATGACCAAGAGTGGTGACAAGAAAAATAGAATGACCGAAGAACTTGATATGGTTTCAATGGAGGATGTGGTTTTGCCAATGGATTTGGAGAGGCACCTGAGTCGTTCTATTTTCGTTATCAAGAAGTTTAAGTTAAACGAGAGAAGAAATCTTGCGGTTTTATCTCGTCTGGTGGAGAGTTTGGAGTTAAGCAGAAATCAAATGGTCAAGTATTTCCACCACATTAGAACTTTAAAATTTAAGGGGGAGAAGAAGTCTGATGTTTGATAAAATCATAGATGAACTTCTCCAAGAAGATAAGTTGGGAGAAACTTGGAAACTTGAGATGGCCCCAAATCATGCACGATATAGTTTTTCATCCAATAAGTCGGGAAATGAGAATTGGGCAAAATCTCTTGCCACCAAACTTGTAAACAAGGAACAGGAAGATTATAAATTCATTGGAATATTTAGTGAAGGGGAATCATCTGAGGGCCCTATCGTAGATGGATATGTATTTCATTGTACAGAAGAATATTTAAGCAAAGCACCACATATGCATCACGATAAAAAGAAAGCATGTAAACAACATATCAAAACTGGCAAGATCATCGAGTATCTTGAGGACTAGCACATGAAACTAAAAGAGTACACTAAATACAAAGGTGATCCGATTTGGATGAAATCAAAATATGACGGAGTTTCTGGGGAGCAACGTCTCCCAACCGACCGAAGAATGAGAGCGGGTGGAGAGAAGTTTAAACAGGGTGATGAGATTTTATTCTTTCCAAAGGGAAAACTAATACTGGTGGGGAAACAAGCAGAGCGATCCTGGAGAGATTTCCAAGCAGCTGCTCAAGACGAAGATTTTTATATGTCTCAATACGAGGAATCAAAAATGGAAAAAACAAATGAAATAAAACTAACAGGCCCAGAATACAAAAAAGCACTAAACTTTATGTCCGGATTGCATTCAAGTATACTGAACGCAAAAGATAAAGTTATCAAATTTCTGAAAAGAAAAGGATTTGACGATATGGCAGATGAATTGTCCGGGATGTCAAAGGGTCAGTTTAGTTCGTTCGTGACAAGTAAAGTACATGAACACAAACTCAGAAAACACATCCGTACAATTCTTTCGGAGTTACTTGAGAAGTAAATGGCACAACTTAACACAGAGTTTGGTACAAAACTATCCGAACTGTTAACAAACGACATTGAGTTGTTCCACGCAGATTCAGCTGAAGAATGTGAAGTTATCACAGACACACCGATAAAAGAATCACTTGCGAATTATATAACCGAAGAGACTAAGACGATTTTTGAAGATTCGGCAATCACACAGGTGATAGGAATTTACCCAGGTAGATTTCAACCAGCTGGTTTACATCACTATAAAACTTACAAGTGGTTGGCCAAACAATTTGACGAAGCATGGGTCGCAACAAGTAACAAGACTAACGCAACGGATAGTCCTTTGGATTTTAGGGCAAAGAAACTGGTGTGGCAAAAGCATGGCACAAAGAATGTAGCTCAGGTTAAAAACCCATACAAGGCAGAAGAGATATTGAAGAAGCACGACCCCGAAACAACGGCCGCAGTATTTATGGTTGGCAAAAAAGATGCGGATAGATTGAAGGGTAAGTTTTTTCATGAGTGGAAAGGTAAGGCCGAACTTGGGTATCGCGAAGGTGCATATCTGTTAATTGCCCCACACGTCAGTATCAAGGTACTTGGTAAGGAGATAAGTGGAACACGCATCCGTGAGTTATTGGGCAGCCCTGAACACAGTAAGGACGTGAAGATTCAAGCATTTGAGGAATTGTTTGGTTGGTACGATGAAAAGATTTTTAATTATCTGACCAAGAAGTTCGCCACGCTGTTTGAAAATGTGGAAATATTTGAAAGTTTCTTGGACGAATATCCTAAGTTTGAAAAACTTGTTGATACACTTCCAACTATTTTAAGTGAAATAAGTACCACCTTTATATCCGGTGAATCATTGGTGGATGACGGCCCGGCTGCGTTTTACCCAAATAAATCTTATGAACACAATACTCAAAAAAGAGCAAGTCAACTTGGATATGATTTACTTGATTTTGTAGTTGGAAAAAATGGACTAGGAAGAAACGCAGATTACAGAGAGTGGGGAAAGTACTCCGGCCCTGTAAATGCCGTCTCCTTTTACCCGGCCGGCGTAGCTGATAACCAAACACCAATGAATCAGG